ATAAAGAAAGCATCCACACAGATGGCAACAAGTGCTATTAAAGGTGACTATAAAAAGACTAAGAAGAGACAAGATGGGGTGATGAAGGCAAGTGATAAGTTATCAAAGGAAGAGGTAGTAGTAGAGGGAAAAGGTAAGAAGAGGAAAGATAAGAAGGGTAAAGGTAGTGGTAAAAAAGATGCTTGTTACAAAAAAGTAAAAGCAGCTAGTGATGTTTGGCCGTCTGCCTATGCCTCTGGTAGATTAGTTCAGTGTCGTAAGAAGGGTGCTGCTAACTACGGTAATAGTAAGAAGGAGTCTTATAGTAACAAGAGTTTCTCTGACTTCATGGACGAGTGCTGGAAGACTCATAAGAAAGTTGGTATGAAGATGAAGGGTGGTAAGTTAGTTCCTGACTGCAGACCAAAAAATGAGCAGGTCTCTGTAACTAATGACGGTTCTAAACTATCACCATTACATGTACCTGGCGGTTCTAATAGTCAGTTCAATGCAGATGGATCTAAGAAAGTGAACCCTAAAAAATTCAAGTTACCTGGTGAAAAGGGTAGAATGAATTACCTGAAGAAGTTGAACATGGGTGAGGCAGTAGAAACTGAAAAAAAGCCTAAGAAGGCAATGGATGCAGGTGCCAGAGGTAGAAGACTGCTTAAAAGAAGAGAGTATCAAGCAAAGGTATCTGAATTCGTGCCTAAAGAACTAGAGGATCAGTATGCATCCAAAGGTGAGGTGATATCTGAATTAGACTTGAAAAAGGTAGGAAGTAAACTGAAGTCAGGTCTCAAGAAAATCTTCACAGGTCCTGTAATGAAACCAAACATAACAAAGGATCAGCACCTACAGAAGATAAGAAACTCTGGTGGTGACCCATCACACTGGCAAAACTCTTACAAACCAGAGGGTCAGATGCTAGAAGGATCTGCTGCATGGCAGAAGAAATCTGGAAAGAACTCTAAGGGTGGACTGAATGAGAAAGGAAGAAAGTCTTACGAGGCACAGAATCCTGGCTCAGACCTCAAGGCACCTGTCACAGGCAAGGTAAAAGCAGGTGGTAAGGCAGCGAAAAGAAGGAAGTCTTTTTGTGCTCGCATGGGTGGAATGAAAGGACCTATGAAGAAACCTAACGGTAAACCTACACGTAAAGCATTGGCGTTGAGAAAGTGGAAGTGCTAACGCATATATAATACACCACACGGTATTATTATGACTAAATTTTTACTACCTATCGCTATTAATGTCATCAACAAAGCGGTAGATAAGATCCCAGAGGATCTAGAAACAAAACTGAAAGAGTTTCTCATCGGACTTTTAAAGAAAGCTGCTGCCAAATCAGGCAACAAAGTAGATGACCAGTTAGTAGAAGCTTTGGAGAAAGCACTACTAGAATAAATAAAACTATCACGTAAGGGAAGAAAAACAAATGGCACCACTATGGGGAGCATCAGACGCTGATGAATCAAAGCCTAAAAATTTAACAACTGCTGAGAAGAAAGAAGTCTTTGCAAACGGTAGTGGTTGGGTAAGAGAAGCAGGTTCTGCACTATCAGGTAACGATAATGCCGACGCAGATCCTGAACTCTTAGTAGCTATCAGTGGACTAGCAGTATCACTTGGTGCTGCTGACATCACTGAACTTGAGTTCATCACCACAGCATTTGACAAGTCAGATGGTGGAACTATTCAGGTAAGAGCAAGATTCAACGAAGCAGTTGATGTAACAGGTACACCACAACTTACAGTGGTCAACGATACAAATGCCAATCATACATTGTCATATGCATCAGGAACAGGTTCAAACGAATTGGTATTCTCACTCACAATCGCTGCTGGTAACGCTGCAACTGATGCTGATGACGTACTATCAATTGGAGCAAACGCTATGGCATTGAACGGTGGAACAGTGAAGGATAAGGGCACTAACACAGCGTCTACTATCACAAACGCTGCTTCTATTGGTACTGCTGCTGGCACAATTACCGTAACAGCATAATATGTAAATGAAATTTGATGAATTGAACGAGGAGAACCATCTCCTCTTTGCTATTAAGTATTATGAAAATCCTCACGCTGCCACAATGGAAGACTTTGAGGAAGATCTAAAAAGATTCAAATATATCAAGAGACTGTTGAAGAAGTATGTGGTTTCAGGGGAGTTGAAGCATCATCTCATCCTAAACCACCTTATTATATGTTTCAATATATTTGGTGAAGGCACTATACCTCTTCTTTTCTACAAGATAGAGAAAGAATACTGGTGTATACTCAAAACATTTTTAATATTTCTAAATCGAATACCAGATTATCCAAAATCAGGTTTAGATTCTATTGATATTGATAAAAATTGCAATGCTATTCTAAATGCAATCTAATGGACGAGTCCAAATTCAATAGAATAATGAATATAATTCGTGAGGACATGCCTACGAATAATATTTCTAGTGGTAATATAAAACCTGCTACTGAGTTAGGAGATGACCCTATTGTAAGGAAGAAAAAGAAGAAAAAATATGCATACTTAGGTCCTAGATCCCGTAAAACATGGATGCCTAATAAATAGATTGGTAGTATAAAGACCTAGTGGTGGACAATAATAATAATAATGTCAACACAGCACTGCTGGAGAGACTAGAGAAAATAGTTGAGTCTTTACAGGATAATTCTGTAAAGATGGGTAACCTTTTGTCAGTTCATAATGAGAAATTAGACAAACAGGACAGGATCGATGCAGTTTTATTTGAAAAAATCGAGTCATTACATAGAGAAGTTAATAGACAAAGCACAGAAATTAAGAAGGGGTGTGAGAGGGATATTAAATTGGTTGATGACCGTCTTAGACTCATGGAAAAGAAAATGTGGTCTATTTTTGGTAGTCTTGCTATTATATCTTTCATGGTTAGTCCAATCGGACAAAGATTCATGAGAGGAGCGTTTACAAATACAGCACAGTCTGCTATAGTCAGTACAGATATAAACGTATGAATGCTACACATCGATTCCAAATACATTGGGTTGGTGTCTGCTCGTTTAGGTAAGTTCAAAAGAACTAAGGATAATCTATACAACTTTAGATGTCCTTTCTGTGGAGATTCTAAGAAACATAAGAATAAAGCACGAGGATACCTCTTTCAGAAGAAAGGGGATTTTATTTTTAAGTGCCATAACTGTGGTGCATCAAAGGGTTTCTCTACTTTCCTAAAGGAGATAGACCCAACTCTACATGGTCAGTACACCATGGAGAGATATAAGAGTGGACTGACAGGTAAGGGTAGATTCACTGAAGAACCTACTTTTACATTCAAGAAACCTGTATTCAAGAAGAAAATAAATCTACCACTAGCAACTGAAGATTCAGAGTCAAAGGTATACTTGAGGGAGAGAGGACTAGATCCAGAAAAGTTTTATTATGCAGACAAATTCAAACACTTTTGCAATACTCTCAAACCAACATTTGAAAATACAAAGGTAGATCACCCTCGTATAGTCATACCAATGTATGACAAAAATAAAACTTTGATTGGGTTGCAGGGGAGGTCTTTAGACCCTTCTCAGAAACCTAAATATCTCACTATAATGCTATCAGAAGAATCGCCTAAACTGTATGGTCTTGATACAATTAATGAAGAAGAACCAATCTACATCGTTGAAGGACCGTTCGATTCCACACTCGTGGAAAACTCGGTTGCTATGTGTGGCTCCGATGTTGATATTAGGTCGCTTGGTTGGAGCAATTATATTTGGGTTTTTGATAACGAACCACGTAACAGAGAGAACATCAATCGAGTCTCCAGAGTCATTGACAACGGAGACAAGGTAGTTCTATGGCCACAAAACATTGTTGAGAAAGATATCAACGATATGTTTCTTGGTGGACAGAATATAAAAACCCTGCTAGAATCAAATACGTATTCTGGTTTAGAAGCAAAACTAAAACTACAATCTTGGAAAAAAATATGAGTAATGGCATCACCGTAAAAAAGAGAAAGGGAACTATTGAACCTTTAGATCTTGAAAAGATGCATGTGATGATGGATAAAGCATGTGATGGTCTTGCAGGGGTCTCTGCAAGTCAGGTAGAGATACAATCAGGTATACAATTCTATGATGGTATTTCTACTGCAGAGATACAGGAGATACTTATTAAGTCTGCAAATGATCTTATAGATTTGGATGCCCCAAACTACCAGTTTGTCGCTGCTAGACTCCTTTTGTTCTCTATTAGGAAGAGTTTATATGGTGTTATAGAAGACATTCCTCACCTTTCTGACCACATACACAAATGTGTTGATGATGGGGTTTATGATTCTAGTATATTTGATAAGTATACTGAAGAAGAAATCAATAGACTACAGGGAGTCATTGATCACAGCAGAGATTATATATTTACATATGCAGGTCTAAGGCAAGTTGCAGACAAGTATCTTGTACAAGACAGAAGCACTGGTCAAGTATATGAAACACCACAGCAAATGTACATGTTGATAAGTATGACAATATTTGCTGAGTACGATAAAGAAACTAGACTAAATTATGTAAAGAGATACTATGATGCCATTTCCAAACACAAACTCAACATACCAACCCCAATCATGGGAGGTGTCAGAACACCTATTCGGCAGTTTGCGTCTTGCGTTCTGGTTGATGCTGACGACACCTTGGATAGTATTTTTAGTTCTGATATGGCCATTGGTCGTTATGTTGCACAAAGGGCAGGTATTGGCATCAATGCAGGTAGAATCCGTGGCATCAACAGTAAAATCAGGGGCGGTGAAGTTCAACACACAGGTGTCGTCCCTTTCCTTAAAAAGTTTGAAGCTACTGTCAGATGCTGCACACAAAATGGCATCAGAGGTGGATCAGCAACTGTCCACTTTCCAATCTGGCACCAAGAAATAGAAGATATACTTGTTCTAAAGAACAATAAAGGCACAGAAGATAATCGTGTTCGTAAACTTGACTATAGTATTCAAATTAGTAAATTATTTTATGAAAGATTCATTACCAGTAGTGATATCAGTCTGTTCTCTCCTCACGATGTTCCTAATCTTTATGATGTCTTTGGAACCGAAGAGTTCGATAGACTCTATACAGCGTACGAGGCAGACACAACAATTCCTAGAAAAACAATTGCTGCTCAAGAACTCATACTAAACCTACTCAAGGAGAGAGCAGAGACAGGTCGTATCTATATCATGAATATAGACCACTGCAACAGTCACAGTTCATTCCTAGACAAGGTGAACATGAGTAACCTCTGTCAGGAAATTACCTTACCTACAGTGCCATTAAATCACATAGATGATAAGGGTGGTGAGATAGCATTGTGTATACTATCTGCTATCAATGTTGGTAAGATTCAGTCGGACAAGGAACTAGAAGACTTATGTGATCTAGCAGTCCGTGGATTGGAAGAACTTATTGATTATCAAGAGTATCCAGTCTCTGCTGCAGAGATCTCTACAAAGGCACGTAGATCGCTTGGAATAGGGTACATTGGTCTCGCCCATTACCTTGCCAAGTTAGGATATAATTACGACTCACAGGAGGCATGGGATGCTGTACATGGACTTACAGAATCTTTCCAATACTATCTCCTCAAATCATCTAATCAGATAGCAAAGGAGAAAGGTAAGTGTGATTACTTCCACAGAACAAAGTATTCTCAGGGAATTCTACCAATTGATACCTTCAAGACAGATGTAAATGAGATAACATCAGAACCTTTAATTCATGATTGGCAAACACTTCGCAATGATATCAAGGAGTTTGGACTAAGACACAGCACTCTTTCTTCTCAGATGCCATCAGAATCTTCTTCAGTTGTATGTAATGCAACTAATGGAATTGAACCACCAAGAGGGTTTTTATCCATCAAAAAGTCTAAGAAAGGTCCTCTCAAGCAAATTGTTCCTAGTTACAATTCTTTAAAAAATAAATATACTTTACTGTGGGATATGAAGAGTAATCGTGGATACATTAATATTGTATCTGTGATGCAGAAGTTCTTTGATCAAGGTATATCTGGTAACTGGTCTTATAATCCAGAACATTTTCCTGATAATGAGGTGCCTGTGTCTGTAATGGCACAAGACTTCCTAACAACATACAAGTATGGTTGGAAGACATCTTATTATCAAAATACTCATGACATGAAGTCAGATGACGTTGATGAAGCACCTCCATTATCCGATATACTGTCCCAAATAACAAACGAAGAAGAAGAAACCTGTGAATCCTGTGCAATTTAGAGCAAACAAACCCAACAAACCTATGAATGTCAAAGGAATGACCGTGTTCAATCAAGAGCACGTCGATACTAAAAAACAACCTATGTTTTTTGGTGCACCTTTAGGAGTTCAAAGGTACGATACTTATAAGTATCCTGTATTTGATAAGTTAACTAATCAAATGCTTGGGTATTTTTGGAGACCAGAAGAGGTGTCACTACAGAAAGATCGTGCAGATTACCAGACACTCAGACCAGAGCAGAAGCATATCTTCACGAGTAATCTGAAGTATCAGATTCTTTTAGACTCTGTACAAGGACGAGGACCTGGTATGGCATTCGCTCCTTACTGTGCTCTACCAGAACTAGAAGCTGCAATGAATGTGTGGCAGTTTATGGAGATGATTCATAGTAGATCTTACACTTATATTATCAAGAATGTTTATTCAAATCCAACTGAGGTTCTTGATACCATACTTGATGATGAGAAAATTATATCTCGTGCTAAGTCGGTGACTGCAGCATACGATGACTTTATCAATGCAGCACAGCAGTATGGTCAGAGTAACTGGTGGAAACCAGATTGGGAGAGTCCTAATGCTTGTGTGGAAGAGAAAGAATTAAAACGTAAACTCTATCTTGCTGTATCTAATGTCAACATCCTTGAAGGTATTCGTTTTTATGTTAGTTTCGCTTGTTCTTTTGCCTTTGGTGAACTCAAACTTATGGAGGGGAGTGCTAAAATCATATCCCTTATATCAAGAGACGAGAACCAACATACAGTTCTCACCCAACAAATGATCAAGGCATGGCAAAAAGGTGATGACCCTGTGATGTTAGAGATTATTGAAGAGGAAAAAGATACTGTGATCAATATGTTTAGAAATGCAGTAGAAGAAGAGAAAGAGTGGGCACACTACCTATTCAAAGATGGTACTATGATAGGTCTTAATGACAAACTACTCGTCAAATATGTTGAGTGGATATGTAATAAGAGAATGAGAGCGATTGGATTAGACCCTATATACGATGCACCTATAAAGAACAACCCACTACCTTGGACAGAGCACTGGATCTCATCTAAAGGACTACAGGTTGCTCCACAAGAAACTGAAGTTGAATCTTATGTTGTAGGTGGTATCAAACAAGATATGAAAAAAGATTCATTTAGCGGATTCAAATTATGAAACCACAATCTGCCAAAGCAAAAGGCAGAAAGTTACAACAATGGGTCAGAGACCAACTTATTGAACATAGAAACATTCATCCCGAAGACATTGAGTCTAGGAGTATGGGGGCAGGTGGTGAAGACCTAATAATGGCACGAGATGCTAGACAAAAGTTTCCATATAGTATAGAATGTAAGAACCAAGAGAAGTTGAATGTCTGGGATGCATATGAACAAGCATGTGCAAACTCAGGTGACCACGAACCTATCGTATTCATTAAGAAAAACGGTAAGAAACCCTTGGCAGTTGTAGATGCCAAACACTTTATCAATGGAACAGGAAATTAGACAGATAGTGTTGCCAATAGTCATGGGACACTTCAAAAAATATCGTGGTAAGGAGGCAAATAATCGTGCTATATATGAGTGTGCAGATCAATTAGTAGAATCATTATGCAAAAAATTATCAACGCAATTGCAATCGGATCAGGTGTAGTTACACTTGCAATCGTAGGTACAGGTGGATACCTTTATCTAAATAAAGATGCCTTGATAGAGAAGGTAAAGGGACAAGTAATGGAAGCAGTTTTACCATCCATAGGTGGCGGTATTACAGATGCAATTCCAGAGATGACAGGAGATGCAGTACCTACTCTACCAGAATTACCACTAGGTTTCTAATAAATGCTATCATCTAATTATCGTCTGAGGTTGGAGTCAATCTGTAAAGACATTGCCTCTGGAACTGAGGTAAGTTTAGAAGATATGATGTGGGCAAGCAAACTTGCCAAAGCAAACACCTCTGCTAGAGGTATACTAAACAAGGCTCGTAGGATGGCAACCAATCCTGACGAGTCTTTTCTGAATAACTTGAATATAGGAGACCCCGATTCAAGTAATCACCGTAGGGGTTTCTATAAACCAGAAGATGTAGTAGAATGGTTTCATCAAGAAAGATCTGATGACTGGAGACAACGAGATTAAAGGAGGGTATGATTGGCATGTCCTGAGAGACATACCCACCCCTCATGGTAGTGGTAAGACACCTATGTATGCGAACATGGGTAAATCATGTAAACCAGATCCAAATCGCAAGAGAGAATACCCTTACTTATATGCTGTCTTTTGTCTTGACTCACACAACACCAGTTACTTTTACATAAGAAAGGATGGTACATACTACTGGTTACATTGTCGTAAGGATAAGGATGATCTTGAAGTAGATGCACATAACATACAAGTAGATTTGTTTGGTGAACCTGTTCTATCTAATGAGTGGGTATTGAAAGAAATATTATACTAAATAAGACAGCATTGTTATTATATTATGACAGACTCAGCAAAGAAAGAACCTAAGAAAGGTATTGTTGGTAAGATAAAGGAAGCAGCAGAGGATAAGGAGGAACAGTTAGTTATACTAAGTACATTTGTTCGTCTTGGTGTAATGATCTGGGCGGGCAGTATATTGACTCTTAATTATGTTGAAATACCTGGTTACAAACAGGAACAGAAAATAGATCCGACCTTCATAGCTTCGGTCTTTACTGGGGTACTAGCTACGTTCGGTGTCCAAGCAGGTTCTAACAAGAAGAATGGTAATGCAGCGAGTGGTAACATAAGTAAGAAAGATATGGAGATTCTTATAGAGAAGGCATCACAGACAGCACCAGCACAGACAATAAGAATCGAACAAGCACCCATAAAAATTACCCCTGACTCGAAATGAATAATATAAAGTGGATATCAATTGGTGTGGTGGGTAGTCTTTTTGCTGTCTCACATCTTGGTATGATAGGTTATATTGCAAGTAAAAAAGATGAACCTAAGTTACCTAGTTTGAACATACCTGTAGGTCCTTACACATCATATAAGGCAAGTGTAACAGACGATAGTTATGTTATTTCATATAGTGCAAACGATCCTAAGACAGCATACATCACTAAGGATATCAAAGAGAAGGGTGGTTTCTTAGGACTAGCAAATAATACTACTAAGGTAGTAGAAGAATACTTTATGGATGGTCAGATTAATCAGGGTGGTCCCGTTTCTAATCATAGGTCTTGGATTGATCAACAGCCTGGTTTGACTCAACAACAAGCGGAGGAAATAACTGCTGCACGAAAAAGTGAAGCGTGTATCGAAGCAATCGGAAGTGCAAAAGGAACAGGACGTTTGGTGGGTACATCGATTGGTGCTAGTGCTGCTCCTACTCTTAGTGGCATTCCCTTTATTGGTTGGGTTGCTGCTGGTTGGGTGGCAATGTTCGGTGGTGATAAGGGCTCTGATATAGGTGGTGGTATGGCAGAGGATCTGAATAAGAACTGTTAGTACATCAACACTCTGTTAGGCATTTATCACTAATTCTGGTACTATATAAAATATACTAGAATTTACGATTATGTCCCACTACACTGTAGGTTATCACGATAACTACAATGGACTACATGAGATCTGTGAGTATGCAGAAGATGCATACAATGCCATCAAACAAGCAGAAGAAGATTTAAGGGGGTTCAACGCTCCACACAAAGCAGAGTATTGTATTAAAGAAGACTAATGGTTGTCTGGGGTGTCATCTGGATGCTTGTTATATTACTACTAGCAGTATCGTGGTACATCTACTATATACTTCGTATGTCATTCATGGAGATGAGAGATGGCGAAGATGCACCCACCGAGTCGAAAGAGTTGTTATAATTTTAGAGTTGTAAAGATCAATAGGGTGGTGGACGGTGACACAATTGATGTTACCATAGACCTTGGTTTTGATCTTATGAAAAAAGAAAGAGTTCGGATCGCTGGTGTAGATACTCCTGAGAAAAGGACAAGAGATTTAGAAGAGAAGGCATTAGGACTTGATGCTACAGCATGGATGAAAGAACATTTAGAAGGAGCAATCAAAGGCGATGATGAACTTACTATCAGAACCGAACTCAAAGGTGGTGTGGGTAAATACGGGAGGCTTCTTGGTTGGTTATATGTTGGTTCTTCTGACATATCTCTCAACGAAAAGATGATTACTGAGGGATATGCATGGGAGTATGATGGTGGTACTAAGAAAAAAGACTTCCAAGAACTTAGAGATATAAGAGGAATATGAACGACGTAACAGTATTTGTTTACCTAGTATTTTTTGTGTCTATATGTGGTGCAACCTTTGCATTCATGTGGAAACTTATGGGATCAGTTTTATCTGATATGGATAGGAGACCCGTGAAATCATATGGTGATGCTATGAAAGCGTATAGAAACGTACATCCAGAGATGAAAGATGTAAAAAATGGTGAGGAACTTTTAGTATTTAAGGTGAAAGATGTCGATTCCACAGATAGTAATTCCTAAGTCGGGAGTCAAAGAGGTAAGCATACCAAATATATGGGGTGCTGATGTTACTATCATGCATCCAGAAGTTCCTTATGTGCCTGTAACTACTTACATAGGTAAACCTATCGTTGAGATACCAGGTTGTGTCGAGGCGAATCCAAATAATAATACAGGTGCAGGTGGCACTAAGAATAAAAGTTTAGCAGAGGATGATGATGTAGTAACTTACTGTGATGAACCTGGCATGGCTGGTTATAATGCGATGGACTACGTACCAGACCAACTTATAATAGAAAGAGAGATACCACCACCTGTTGTTGAACCACCACCTGAAATAGATCCACCAGCACTACCTGATACGGGTGACATACCCACAGAAACTGAGTGTCCAGGTGCAGGTCAACTTAGAGTTGGTGACCTTACACAGTCAGGTGATGAGAGAGTTATAGGTCACGAACTGAGAGGTAAAACCTGTGTGACATTATACGAGGATACTACAACAATTGAAAAATTTTTACCATCACTAAATCAAACCAGCACTACAGCAGCGATAGCTATTATAGCAACAGCAGGTGCTGCAGCGACACCACTCTTGATACGATTAATTAAACCTGCTGTAAAGAAAGCTATCGCTACCGTCCAAAAGAAATTGGGTACTCATCGTGGATTGTCTAAGAGTGAGATACGTGCTAATTCTTATCGTGCTAAGAAGGGTCTGCCACCTTTGAAGATCCAATCGAAATCGAATTCAAAGAAGTAGCATCACCTGTTGGTATTACATGCTTGTGCTGACCCACCACACCAGGTGGGTTTACTAATACTACGTCAGCACATACCTTATGATAAGGTGACTTTGGATGGAACATAATTCCAGCCTTCATTAATTCTCCACAATTTTTTAAACGGGCTATCTCAAAGTCTAATCTTTTATTTGCTGTCTGTTGTGTTACGTTGTTTATAACTGCCTGTGCTGCTTCTTTGCACTGTCTTTGTAATTGTCTGTCTAGAGGAAACGATAGTGTTGCAGAGAATCCTAGATTTATGTTTTGGTTACTCTTCTGCCCTGTGCGAGTCGGGATATAATAAAGGATCTCACCAGGAGAGTCAGGGATATTATCATCATTATTGTCAGCGTTATTATATACGGGATCATTATACCATAACTCTGTAGGATCTTGCCAAGTTCCAGTTCTTGTGACATAGGGGGTAAAATTAGCGGTAGGACCTTGACATTGAACACCACCTCCGTAGGTGTTCGTAATATAAGGACCTTGTAAAACTTGTATTGCCTGGTTGGTTACGGAGCCAGACGAGTTGGCAACAGGGTTTGCTGTTGCCGATACACCACCAACGTCAGTCGCCATAACAGGAGAGCATGTGAATGCTGCTACTATTGGGAGAAGATACTTGTTGATGTGGTGACGGATTGTATTGTTTGGTTTCTTTGTATGATCGTATGAGTCTGAAGACCTGGGGCTACATAGTGCTCCGTAAATTGGAAGGGGTCGCCCACATTTGTCTGTGTCCAATTGGGTTTGTTGGTCACATCTAGACCTGTCCATGATGAAGTCACTCCGTTCAATGTATTTGTTTGAGCACTACCTGTATCAGGTGTCATGCTCGTGCCATCGTGTTGTACATTTGTACCACTTACTGAATATGTCCAACCAGTCGAGTAGTCCATCGAATTAATGGTCTCTGTCACGGTGGAAGTCGTTTCCGTCGTCTGGGTCATCGTACCTTGAGTAAAATTAGGGACCACGGGAACGGCACTAGCAGGTGATGCTAGACAAAGTAATAGTAAGAATGGAAATCTTCTTACCATAACTCTCTATTGGATACTGAGTTCGGTCACATGCTGACCAGTCGCCACAGTACCAGCTCCACCAGCTGTTAGTGCCATAACACCTGCACTGGTTATAGTTCCAGCGAGTGTGTCTTTAGTACCAGCAGCAGTCGAAACTTGTGTACTGAAGTTTCCTACAGTTCCAACAGTTGGTGCTGATGTTGCAACAGCGTCGGCTTGTGTGTATGACTGAGTGAAGCTGAACGCTGCACCAGGTACATCCTGTGTTGCTGCTATAGTACCAGGACTATAAACTCCTGAAGTTATAGTTCCAACTGATACTGTACCTGCTGTTGTACCATCAGTGGTATCAACACCGTTTCCTGTTACGGAAAATGAGGATCCGATCCTCTCAACCTGTGTCGCTGCAGCGTTCACTTGTAATTGAATACTGCTTGACAATTTGTGAGTGATATCTGCTCTTGCAGGTAGACTCATCGATAATAAAGTAAATGCAAAGAGTATTCTCTTCATTAGATTTACCTAATTCGTTTAGCTTTATTTAGTATGGTTGACAATGCTAGGTATTCTTACTATAATGATCCTAGATATAGCGTAGGTTTTTACAAATTCATGAAACTTTTTTTAGATACTGCTGATACAGAATTAATCCAAAAAGGATACAACACTGGACTCATAGATGGTATAACAACAAACCCTTCGCTTATTAGAAAAAGTGGAAGAGATCCTGAGAAAGTATATGAAGATCTTATAGAAATGGGATTGATGGATATCAGTATGGAGGTTGTTGGAAATAGAAAAGAAATGTATGAAGAGGGTCTTAGATTGTCAAAGAAGTTTGCTTCACAGGCAACAATCAAAGTTCCATGCACACCTGATGGTCTTGCTGTATGTAAGGAATTATCCAGACAACTTATTAGAGTCAATGTAACTCTTATCTTCTCACCATCTCAAGCAATTCTTGCTGCCAAGGCAGGTGCTGCATATGTCTCACCATTTGTGGGGAGAGTTGATGATAACTCTTTTGGTGGTCTATGTTTGATCAAAGATATCTCTAATATATACACTAAGCAGAACTGGAAAAGAACTGAAATTCTTGCAGCATCACTGAGAGATGTGAGATCTGTTGGCAGAGCATATGAATATGGTGCCAATGTTGTTACATTACCTCCAAGTGTGTTTGATAAGATGTATAATCATGTTCTAACTGATAAAGGTCTCGACCTGTTCCAACAGGATTACGAGGCAACTATAAAAATGTTATGATTGAAAAAGAGTACAGACCATGGGGATGGTTTAAAGTCCTACAAAGAGGTGACAATTATTGTGTCAAAGAACTCTTTGTAGAAAAGGACATGAGAATCTCACTACAGTTTCATCGGTATAGAACTGAAGACTGGGTAGTTGTTAATGGTGATGGTGAGATTACACAAGGTAATCTTGAAACACCATGTAAGGTTGGTGATACATTCTTTATACCAATTGAGCAACGACATCGTATCAGAGGTGGTAAAAAAGGTATTACTATTATTGAAGTACAAAGAGGTAAGTGTATAGAGGATGATATCGTAAGACTAGAAGATGATTATAATAGAGTAGAGGAACATGCATGGGGGCATTACTAATGAACGTAGAAGATCTTCGTAGTGGTGCACCACTAACTTCACATTTTACACCAGAAGACCCTGCACATTACCAACGTGGTAAGATACAGGTCTGGGATTTTATAGCAGATCAAAAATTAGATTTTTTTGCTGGTAATATAGTAAAGTATATTTGTCGTGCAGGTCACAAGGATGATAAAGTTCAAGACCTCAAGAAAGTAAAAGCATACATCGACAAATACATTGAATTATGTTCCTAGTAACTGGTGGTGCAGGTTTTATTGGTAGTCAATTCCTACACTACATTTCTAAAGACACTGATCTAATAGAACCTGTTGTTATTATAGACAACTTATCATATGCTGCCGATCAAAAATTTATCCCTGATACAGAGCAATTTATTTTTGAGTGGTGTGATATATCTAATGAGAAAAATGTAAATTATATTTTTGAAAAGTATAAACCTAGAAAAGTATTTCATTTTGCTGCCGAGAGTCATGTTGATAGGTCTATAAAAAACTATAGACCTTTCTTAGAATCAAATATTGTTGGCACTATCAATCTACTAAATGCTAGTGTCAAGTATGACATAGAAAAGTTTCACCATGTCTCTACAGATGAGGTGTATGGATCTTTGGAATATGATGACACAGAATTGTTCAAGGAGACCACCCCATATGACCCAAGAAATCCCTACTCAGCAAGCAAAGCTGCGTCTGACTATTTTGTCAAGACGTGGCATAACACTTATGGTTTACCTTACCTTATTACTAACTGCAGTAACAACTATGGTCCTCATCAACATGTAGAGAAACTTATACCACTTGTGGTAAGTAATGCATTAGATAATAAGATAACTTATATGCATGGTGGTGGTAATCAAATTAGAGATTGGTTATATGTCTACGATCATTGTGCTGCTATATGGGAATTAGAAATACAGGCAGTTATAAATGACACCTTTAATATTGGTGGGTCATGTGAGATGAGAAATATAGATGTCACAAAAATGATTCTTAGTATGATGAAAAAACCATTCTCACTGATAGGTATCAACGAAGGAAGACCAGGTATTGACAAACGATATGGTATGGATCATAGTAAGATAACAAACCGTACAGGGTGGAAACCCTTTACTGATTTTGACATTGGTCTTCGTGCCACTGTTACACATTACTTAGATTTATTATCATGATTTCATTATATGGGTGTGGTTTTATTGGCACCCACTTCAAATACATGTATGATTCAGATGTTGACGTACAAGGAAGGGATGAAAGAGTCCCTGCTCACAAAGATATCTTGTACTTTATATCTACAATTCACAATTACCATGTGCATGATAACATCACTAGAGATGTCGATACTAATTTACGAGTCTTGTGTGAAACCCTTGAGCACTGCAGATCGAATGATATCACATTCAACTTTGTATCATCTTGGTTTGTATATGGAAAAGGAGATGTTCTACCTGCAACGGAGTCGTCGCCATGCAACCCCACAGGTTTTTATTCTATTACGAAAAAATGTGCAGAAGATCTTATCATTTCTTTCGCTCAGACTACAGGCATGAAGTATAGGATACTAAGACTGTGTAATGTAATGGGTGCAGGTGATGGGAAAGCATCAAAGAAAAAGAATGCTATGCAATGGATGATAAATGAATTGAATGCACACAATGATGTGAAGATATATGATCATGGTTCTCATAGACGTGATATAATGCATGTATCTGATGTGTGTAGAGCGATCAAACTTGTTATGGAAAAGGGTGAGACCAATCAGATCTATAACATAGGGTCAGGTAATCCCACAACAGTAGCAGAAATTATGAATTTTGCAAAAGACTATAGTAAGTCTCGTGGTCAATTAATAAACATTGACCCACCAGAGTTTCATAATAATGTACAGACACAACACTTCTGGATGGATACTACCAAGTTGAAGTCTTTAGGTTTTGAACCACAAGTCACTAACGAATCAATTGTAAAAGAGTTATGTATTCAGTAGAAGATCAGGTAGGTAATTTTATATTACATCTTGAAAAGGAAGGGTATAAATTATTTCCCTTCTTACCTAATAGAGATTGGAAACCTGGTGATCAAATATTATACTCAGGTCCTTACTGGGATGATCAAGAACCTACTGCTGCCATCACTGCATTACTAACAGGTAAGTGGTTACCTGCAGGTGAGAATGTTAATAAGTTTGAACGTGCATTCTCTAAGAAGTTTGAGTTTGATTACTCTGTTATGGTAAACAGTGGTTCATCTGCTAATCTTGTGATGATAGCAGCACTAAAAAAATATTTTGATTGGAAAGATGGAGACGAGATATTGGTATGTGCATGTGGTTTCCCCACCACTATCAATCCTATTATTCAGAACGGATTGAAACCTGTCTTTGTTGATATTAATATGGATGATCTTAATTGGGATCTATCACAAGTAGAAGCAAAGATATCAGACAGGACTGTGGCCGCTTTTTCTTCTCCTGTGCTTGGAAATCCCTATGACTTTGATAAGTTCATGGAGATTATCAATACGAATGGATTGAAGTACATCGCTGACAACTGTGATGCCCTCGGTAGCAAGTGGAGAGGTAAGTTTCTTACTGAAAATGCCGTCGCAGCGTCTTGTTCTTTCTATCCAGCACATCATATTTGTACTATCGAAGGTGGCATGGTCTCCTCTAATATCGAGGAGGTAGTCCAGATCGCCAGATCGTTTGCTTGGTGGGGTCGTGGATGCTACTGTGTAGGATCCCAAAATAAATTGCCCAACGGTGTCTGTGGGCAACGCTTTGACCGTTGGTTGGAAGGGTATGACAAGGATGTCGATCATAAGTATGTCTTTGGCGTTCAAGGATACAACCTCAAGCCTGCCGATCTGCAAGGGTCTATCGGTCTTATACAATTGACTAAGCAGACAGAGATACATTGTGTCCGTCGTATGAATAAAACTGCTATGACTCAGATCTTCAGTCAAATTCCTGGTTGCAGGGTTGTTGAAGAGAAAGAACATGCAGAGACCTCTTGGTTTGGTGTACCTATAATATATAAAGACGGTAAACACCACCTCGTAAAGTATCTAGAGGATCATGGAATTCAAACGAGAAACTATTTTGCTGGTAATATTCTTATGCATCCTGCTTATAGGCATATTGAACCTGCATCAAACTATCCCAGAGCTTCAGAAGTTTTAGATAATGTATTTTTTCTCGGAACATCTCCTATTATTACAATGCCTATGTTAGACTACATAGATGAAGTAGTATTGAAGTACATCAAGGAACACAAATGAAAACAGCACTCGTATTAGGTGGCGGTGGATTCATCGGACATGCGATGGTCACCAGACTCAAGAAAGATGGTTATTGGGTACGAGCAGTTGACTTGAAATACCCTGAGTTTTCTGAAACAAAAGCAGATGAATTTGTCACTGGTGATTTACGTGACATGGATTTTGTAAGACGTGTTATTGAATACAAAGGAGAGCAAGGAAACTTCTACGAATCAGTACCAAACTATTTGATAGAAACTTTTGATGAGATCTATCAGTTTGCTGCTGACATGGGTGGTGCAGGTTTTATCTTCACAGGAGAAAATGATGCAGACATCATGCATAACTCTGCCTCTATCAACTTAAATGTACTTGAGTGTCAGCATAAGTTGAACGAATCTTATGGTGCTGATTGGAATCAAAGACCAGTAGAAAATAAAAGAGTAACAAAAATATTCTATTCAAGTTCTGCATGCATGTATCCAGAACACAATCAACTAGACCCTAACAACCCAGACTGTCGTGAAGAATCCGCTTACCCTGCTAACCCTGACTCCGAATATGGATGGGAAAAACTCTTCTCGGAAAGATTATATTTCGCTTATAGTCGTAACCATGGTATACCTGTTCGTGTTGCTCGTTACCATAATATCTTTGGTCCAGAAGGAACATGGTATGGTGGAAGAGAAAAAGCACCTGCAGCAATCTGTAGAAAAGTTGCCTATGCAGGGATCGAAGACACAATTGAAGTCTGGGGAGACGGAGAGCAAACAAGATCCTTCCTCTTCATCGACGAATGCATCGAAGCAACCCGTAGGCTTATGGATTCCAGTTTTGTAGGACCTGTCAATATTGGTTCAGAAGAGATGGTTACTATCAATCAATTGGTAGATACTGCTGCTAAAGTTGCAAACAAAAAAATTGATAAGGATCATATTGAAGGACCTCTAGGTGTACGTGGACGTAACTCTAACAATGATTTGATTAGAGAAAAACTTGGTTGGGATTATTCACAAACACTTGAAGAGGGAATAAGAAAGACCTATAATTGGATCATGTCTCAAATAGCAAAAGAAATTGCTAACGATGCTGACATGTCTGATAAAAAATACCTTGCATATGGAAACTGCAACAAATGATTAGAATCTCTCATTGGTATGGGAGACTAGGTAACAACATACAACAGTGTGCTGTTGCCACAATGATGGCACAGGATCTCCAAACCTCTTTTCAGAATACCACACACGGGTGGATCAAACCACACGAAACTTCCTTCGGTAATGTTAATTATGATATCACCTCTAAATTTTTTTATTGGGAAGGTCCTTACCGTGAGGTAAACCTTGAACCAAAACATATCTATAAAAATATGAGAGAGATATGTAAGAAATATATCTTTCCTCAACTTGACATACCTGTAATAGATGTCCCAGATGATACTATAGTCATTCATATAAGGAGTGGTGATGTCTTTGATAAGACAGTGAGGAATCCTGAGATGTATGCTCCCAACCCGTTATCTTATTATAAGACTCTTATAAAATCATTTAAACATGCAATAGTCGTGACAGAACCTGATGATTATAATCCTATTGTAGAGGAGATATCATTACATCCCAAAGTAACAGTACAGCGTGGTTCAATTGAGGAAGATTTCGGCACATTACTTGGAGCAAAAAATGTTGCCAACTCTGGTGTTGGAACATTTGCTATAGCAGCAGCACTCTGTAGTCAAAAGATAGAAAATTTTTATTGCACTGACTTAGCAATCTCAGAGCATCTTAATTGGAAGATGTTATTGAACACCGATGTAAAAGTACATCAAATGCATTTACTAAATTATTTTTTACCAGGTGAGTGGAGGAACACTGATGAACAAAGACAATTCATCTTGGATTACAAGACGTAAATTACCCAAGAGAGTTGCTGACATTATAGAGGTAGAGTCTTATAAAGTGCCTTGGTATTTTTTTCATGACTGTGCTTTGCCAGAAGATATTATACAGAGAGATGGATTGGATAGGAATCCATACTTCTCTCATTCATTATCTCAAGGTGATAAAATAAGTGAGCATCATAAATTTTTTCCTCTTGATTTTATAAGTGATTTTGCCCATCAAAATAAGAAGGCAATGATTAGATCACATATAACATTTCACTTTCCTAAACCTGAAAAATTTGGTGAGCATCATAACGCACATATTGATAATGAAAAACCACATGTCGTAATCTTATATTATATCAATGATGCTGATGGAGACACTTTCTTTTTTGATAATGATGGTAAGATCATACATAGAGAAACTCCTGAGAGGGGTAAGATGGTTATCTTTGATGGACTTACATTCCATTCAAGTTCCCCACCATCTAAGAATATTAGAATGAGTTTGAACATTAATTATGAACGTACTTGACGGACCTTCAGTCGCTAATCTATGCGACTATGACTTTGGAGATCAAGCAGGGTGTATAGGTAATGTGCCTGGTGCTTTCATGAAGAGAGCGAACGATACTAATGCTGAGTTTCTCAACATCGCTGAGAGTAGAGATTATATGACTTTGTTTATTGATAATATAAGATTATATCAACGTAAGATAACTTGTAATAATGATGCAGATCAGAGGCACGTTGATGAGCTGATGGCAGCAGAAGATCTCATGAAGTTGTGTGGGAGTTTACCTGATACAAAGTTCATAGTTTTTTGTAGTAATGAGGACACACCTATACATGATGACATTGATATACCTGATAATGTTTTAGGAATATTTGCAGCGAATGCCATAGGTTATGGTGAGAAATTACACCCACTACCATATGGTTTACAACGTAGACTACAACACGATGACAATAGAACCAGATGTATCAAATTTTTCATGGAGGATAATCCTAAGCCGACAAGTTTACTTTACATAAACCATGCTGAACATACTAATATAAGTGAACGTGGTAATATAAGAGAGATGTTTGCAGATAAATCCTATGCCTATGTTAGTCCCCGTGTGAACTATGCTGAGTATTGTAGTAGGATAAGAGACAATAAATTTATGATATGTCCAGAAGGAAATGCTGTGGACTGTCATAGAAACTGGGAGGTGTTATGTTTGAAGAGAGTTCCTGTCATGAAGAAGAATCGATATCTTCAAGAGTGTTATAAAGATTATCCTGTGCTATGGGTAGATGACTATGCTGATATTAATAAAACTTTGTTAGCAGAGAATGATCATCTGTTTATAGAGGCTAGAAATTTAGATCTAAATCTGCTAGACTTATACAGTATATTCAATAGGTCGGTTATCCGTGCTAAAAATACCTGATGTCACACTGCTAATGCTGGCAGATTTAGATCTCGAAGATGCGGTCTATGCAATAAATAAATCATGTGAAGAAATTGAATGGGGTGCTGCCAAATTTTTAGGTAGCAAGAGACCAGAAGGTCTATGTGATCAGGTAGAATATGAAGAGACTTATCCTATACAAAGCATTAATGACTTTAATTTTTATTGTATTTACAATCTTACTAATCACGTCAGGACCTCGCACTGCCTTCTCATACATCCAGACGGCTACGTTATTCGTCCTCAGTTATGGGATAATAAGTTTCTTGATTACGATTATATCGGTGCCCCGTGGAGAGATGACCCAGATGCCTACCTCGACCCGTGGGGAAAAAACCAACGTGTCGGTAATGGAGGATTTTCCTTACGCTCCAAGCGTCTTCTCGAAGTCCCCAGTAAAGTCACCGTCCCTTGGGAAGTAAACGAAGGTACATTTTATAAGCATCAGAATGCAGGTCTATATAATGAGGACGGGAACATATGCTGCCACAATAGGCACATCTTCGAGGGACAGGGATGTGTGTATGCTCCCGTCGAGGTGGCGGCTCGCTTCAGTAAAGAAGTAGAATGCCCAGAACACAAAGGTATTGAGACCTTTGGTTTTCATTATCATTTCCAAGATATACGATGAAACAAGCAGCGAGTCTTTACCCACTATGGTGGAACCCTTGGGGAGATGCATCAATAGTTTTTGATCAGAAAGTAAGTATCTCTATAGACAATCTATCTTACGATAAGGATGCAGATAAAAAAATATTATTCCTTGCAGAACCTCTAGCGATCCTACCCACAGTTAGTGAGGGTGCTATGAGAAATGCATATATGTTTGATAAGATATACACATTTTGCCAATCAATATTAGACAAGTATCCTCAAGCAGAACTGTTTGAGTGGGGATCTACATGGTTAGATTTCAAAGACTTGAAGATAAACAAATCTAATAATGTTTCTTTTGTCACAAGTAATAAGAGTCAGTCAGTAGGACATAAACTTAGACTTGAAATATATGACATGCTAAAGACTGTTGATGTATCCAATGGTATGCAATATTACTCACACAAATCACCTCCATTCCATGAGAGAAGGAACGATTTCTTTGAGTCATCCAAGTTTCATATATGTGCAGAGAATTCAAGACAGAAGAATTATTTTACAGAGAAAATCATAGATTGTTTTGCAAGTAAAACTGTACCCATATACTATGGTTGCCCTAATCTTAGTGATTGGTTCCACATGGATGGTGTTATAACTTTCACTGACTTAGATGAGTTAAAACTTATAATAAGAAAACTAGATGCTGATGCATATGATTGGAGGAAGAATGCGATAGAAAAAAATTATGAGATTGCTAAAAAGTATCACTCAGATAATGATGTAGTTCCTAGACTTACGAGAAACATCATTGAATACGTAAATGCCTAGAGTAAGTTTTTGTATACCCACTCATGATGGTAATGCTAAGTGTCAACAGTATTTGTTTGACATTTTTTATGCTCTTGAAAATCAAACCTGTAAGGATTTCAACGTATGGATATCAGATCATAGTAAGTCTGATAAAATATTAAAAGCATGTCAGGAGTATGCCGATGTTTTCGAGATCAATTTTGTTAAGAATCCAACTGGGTTGGGCAACATTTCTTCTAATACTAATAATGCACTACGGTGTGCTGACGGGGACATCCTAAAGGTTTTGTTTTCTGATGATTTTATTCTTACTAAAACTTTAGTAGAACAATTAGATAAAACATTTAATGATAATGTAGCATGGGCAGTGACAGGATATGCTCATACATTCACAGATGGATTAGAACATTACAATCCAAAGGTACCATTCTATAATGATAGATTATTAGAAGGTGTGAACACTCTAAGTTCACCATCTATACTTGCTTTGAGGAGTGGTATAGAAGAATATTTTGATGAGAAATTGACTATGTTAATGGACTGTGATATGTATTACAGACTGTATAAATATCACGGAGACCCAGTTATACTAAAGGATATACATATATCTAACAGGGAACATCAGTCTCAAACACAAAGAACGTATGATCACCTCTTACCAGAGGAAATTGAATACTTGAAAGTAAAACATTTATCATGACTATAGGATTCAACCACTTAGGAAGACACGGAAGACTGGGCAATCAAATGTTCCAGTATGCAGGTTTACGAGGTATCGCTGCTCATCGTGGTTTTGATTTTCAAATACCATCAAGTGACTTCAAAGATGAATGGAACGATCATCAATTATTTGAAGCGTTCAAACTAAAAAGTCTTACAAACATAGGTGTGTGTCCTGGTACTTACGTTCAGGAGGCACACTTTCATTTTGATGAGAACCTTTTCAATAATATGCCCGACGGACATAACGTCTATGCATACCTACAAAGCACAAAATACTTTGACCATATTGAAGAGGAAATTAGAGAAGATTTTCAGTTCAAAAATTCCATCTATATACCTTGCAAGGATATGATGGACACTCTTGACAACCCTATCGCACTACATGTGAGGAGAGGGGATTATATAGAGAACTCTGATAATCACCCACCTTGCCCCAAAGAATATTATGACACTGCATTGTCAAAGTTTGATAACACTCGTACAGTTGTTATTTTTTCTGATGATCCTAAATGGTGTAGTACTGAGTTCCCTGATGACAGGTTCCTTGTCTCAGAAGGTGGTGACAATCTTACAGACTTGTGCATGATGTCCATGTGCAGTGATTTCATTATCGCCAACTCCTCATTCTCTTGGTGGGGTTCTTGGTTGTCAGAAAATCCAGACAAGAGAATAATCGCACCAAAGAAGTGGTTCGGAAAAGGATACACTTCTGCTCATGACACATCCGATTTGTATTGTATTAACTGGGAGGTAATCTAATGACGGATAAAATAGATGCTGAATTGGTAGCATCGACTGATAGGGTTAATGTACTTGAACCACAGTTTAAAAATCAACACTGGGACATAAGTGATTGTACTTTCATCATTCCTCTTCGTATAGAATCAAGAGATAGAATGAGAAACATAATCACAACACTAATATATCTTCTCAGAAATTTTAAGACAAATGTAATAGTAAAAGAAGTAGATAAAGAATCAATCTTCAAACAATCTGTGCAACCTGCATTGGAGGCAGCCTTAGAAGATTTTCAGTTGGAAGGACTCACCCACATATTTGAGCAGTCAGACGAGTACACCTTCCACAGAACTAAAATCATCAACGATATGTTATGGATGGTAGAAACACCATACGTAGCAAACTATGACTGCGATATATTATTACCAAAAACCTCTTATGCTTATGCCATAAACTTAATAAAGAATGGATATAAAGAAACAGAAGATTCTGAAGTTTTTTATCCTAAATGTGTTTACCCATATGGAATAGGACCTTACCAAGCTCAACTTACAGCGAGTGATGAAGAAGTATCTAATTTTATGAATAATGAATTCAATTTTGAAGAATTCAAAAACTGGAGAGCATATGATGCAAAGTATGGTTTTGTACAATTCTTTGATACTGAAGAATATAAAAGATTAGGTGGTGAAAACGAGGGATTTGTTGCTTATGGTTACGAAGATGATGAAAGACATTATAGATTTAGTATGCTATCAAAGGTTGCTAGAATGGATGAAAGAATATTTCATCTTGAGCATTGCAGATCAAAAAACTCATGGTTTAATAATCCTCATATAGAAAGTAATAGAAAACTATGGGAAAAATTAAAATCCTGTAAAAAAGAAGAACTCCAACTTTATTATGATCACGTAGGTTATGCAAAAACAAGAAGAGCTATCCCTGTTACGGGATAAAAATAAATCTGTATTCAAACTTGCAGGTTTTCCTAATGTGTTATGGATAAACCTTGATAGGTTTCCCGAAAGGAAAACCTATATGGAAAACCAATTTTCTTATTGGGAAATACAAAATCATCATCGTATCTCTGGTGTTGATGGTATTGAATATGAGGAGTATTTGAAGGGGACAGTCCCAGATAATATGAACTCAGGAGAGTGTGCTTGTGTCATGTCACACTTGAATGCCATCAAATATTTTGTTGAAGAAACTGATCTTGATGAGATAGTCATCATGGAAGACGATGTTGATTTAGATACTGCTAGACATTGGAACTTTACGTGGAAAGATATAAGAAAAAGACTGCCTATAAACTTTGACTGCTTACAATTGACAATCATAAATCCTAATGGTATAACTTTAAAACTACATCATAGATTTATAAATGACTTTTCTGCTGCTTGCTACCTTATTACTCGTCATCATGCAACTAAACTTCTCAAACTTCACCAAAGAGGATCGCAGTGGAAGATCGACCAAAACATCAGACCAAGAGCAGTCTCCGAAGACTTGATTCTTGACAGTGGAAAATCATATTCCACACCATTATTTAATTACAGATTAGATATGGGTTCTGCTATACATGAAGAACACATTGATATTTTCCATAAAGGAAGTAACAATGCTCTTGCAGATTTTTGGAGAGAGAATGGTGCAGATGTAAAAGTTGATGAAGTTATGCAATTAGACGAGTATTGTGGTAGAATACCACCATCAGTATATTTTAATCAAGCAAAAGAGGAACTAAAAAATGCCTGAAGTTGTGCTTCCAGAGGAAGATAAGACACCTAAAGCAGGTGCTGCTGCTGAACCAGAACATAATATACCAGTTCCACCAGAAAATCGCCCTTTAGAAATGGAGGATCATGATGCAATTGGTGTTTTTAAAAATGCTATACCTCCAGATATTTGTGAAGCAGTCATATCATCATTTGATTTTTGGTACTCTAAAAAATTTATTGTAAATGATTCTATGGTGCATACAAAATTTGCATCAGGTCATGACAATAAAAGAGACGTTGTAAGTTCAATCAACTCTGGTATGGATGGAGCCAAACAATTTCCTAAAGGATCTCTTGGGAGGAAAGATACACAACTATTTTTAGAAACACATGATCAGGGTATGGCACTTGCTCTTGCAAAATGGTTAGGTGATTGTTTTAGAATTTATACCGAAACATATAGAGGTGTGATAGAAGGTGATCCTTTATCATCATGGACATATAAAATACAGAAGACTCCACCTGGTGGTGGATATCATGTATGGCATTGTGAAAACAGTGGATTTTTGTATAGAGATCGTGTATTGACATGGATGGTTTACTTGAATGATATTCCTATTGAGAATGGTGGTGCAACTGATTTCTTACATCAGAAACTATCATTCCAACCTACAGCAGGTACTATAGTATTTTGGCCAGCATCATATACTCACATGCATAGAGGTGCATTCTTGACAGGTGATATTGATAAGTATATTGCAACAGGTTGGTTCAACAGAGAAGCACCCCCAAATGGATGATAATTTTTACCACTAATATTAATGCTTATGATAACATCCCCGATCACTATTATGATGGGGATGTAAAGTATGTGATGTTTTATGATAAACCAGTAGAACAGAAAGGTAATTGGGAATTTATAAAATTAGATTGTAAGTATGATCATCCTGTGCTGAACGCATATCATACTAGATGTTTGTCGCATCTATTCTTTGATGAACCACATGTATGGATTGATGGTTGTTATACCATGACTAAACAATTTGTTGAGAATTCTAAGATGTTTCTTGAGGAGAATGAGATTACTCTGATGCATCATCCAGATAAGAGAACATTATTGAAAGAACTATTGAAATTATATCGGTGGGGTTTTGTACCAGAGGAAAGATTGTATAAATTTTGTAAGGATCTTGCTGCAACAGGATTCAAACCTTCATTCTTTGATCATACTATAAACTGTTGCCTATGGAGAAACTGTTCAGATCAAGTAACTAAATGGAATGAGGAATATTGGAGATGGTATGTTGATTATGAATTGTTTCATGGTTGTCAGATAACAAGTGCCATTGCTGAGTATTTGGTTTACAATAAATGTCTACCAAGAGTTCCTTTGCAAGTGAATTTATCAAAAAGCACAAGAAGAAAGTCGTATGAATTATCATACGACTTTACTATGAATGAAAATGAAAAAGAATTTACTAGAAATGCTCGTAAGATTTTGAGGGCAGCAGTATGATAATATACACATGCCTTACCAATGACTATGTTTCATTGCCCACTCACATGCCAAGTGGTGCTGAGTATTATGTTTTTGGTGTTGATAATCCACCAGCACCATGGAAGTCATTACCTAATCCAACTTATATAAAAGATCCAGTAAGATTATCAAGGTATCATAAGATATATTGTCCATTTGATGAAAGTGTATATATTGATGCATCTAGACTTCACTTAATAAATGATAGTTTTATAGATTTATGTGAATCTATATTGAGAGAAACAAATTTCTTTGTAATGCAGCACCCACATAAACATACTTACCTTGAGGAATGTGCAGAATATTATAGTAGAGGATGGGTAGATGAAAAGACATTGATAAAATTTACTGAAGAGATAAAGGAGTCTAAATTTAAATTCAATAAATTCTTTTCTCCCATGTGCACTATATTGATAAGAAGAAATCAATGGCACTTCAATGATTTATGGTGGGATTGGTATATGAAAGGTGGTATACGAGATCAATTATCTTTTTCTGTGGCATTGCAATTATCAAAAGTAAAATACGAAACTGATGATGCTAGATCTTTCTTGAATAAATTTACAGATGCAGAACCTGATGGAGTGTGGTGGAAGAATAGAACTGGTGATTACAAATATTGTATGGGAGGAGACCCTAATGATTTGATTGATAAATTATCAGCAATCACTGGTCTGAATAAAACTATGAGGTATCGTGCAGCCAGATTGAAGGGGACAGGTCAACTTATACTTGGTGATAGATCAAAGTACTTTACAAAAAATGATCCTGTCTTAGATATAATAAGTGGGTTATGATAATATACACATGTATTACGAATGGTTATGATGAACTACCAGATGAAAATTACTATGATCCTGATGTTAAGTATATTTGCTTCACTGATGGTAGTATAAAACACAAAGATCCATGGGAGTTTAGAGATATACCTATAGAGCATGAGTGTCCAAGAAGATTGTCTGCATATCCAAAAATAAATCCACATAAAGTTTTCCCTATGGGAAGTAAAACTGTGTGGATTGATGGGTGTTATATTATGACTAAGAAATTTGTAGAAGAATCGAAAAGGATATTATCTCAAAGTTCTTTTACTATCATGAGACACTGTGAAAAATTCTCTTACATGGATGAGATACTTGAGGGATTTCTTGCATCCATGAATACGTTTGAGGATCAAGTTACCATCACTAAATTTCTAAAGGAAAAAGGTTTCAATTTTTATAAGTATTCAAGTCCCGTTCTCGGTGCCATATGGAGAATTTTATCTGAAGACATAGTAAGACTACACGATCTGTGGTGGGAGTGGTCACTCATAGGTCCTAATAGAGATCAATTATCTTTTGAAGGAGCAAGACAATATACTAAAGCAAATATAGATTATATTGAAGATGGTTGGTTAGATCCTAGAGATGGTAAGAGTGCAGGTAGTGTGGGTATTGTATTTGGAAGTGGTGGTAAAAAATATAGAAGAAAAAGACATCCACAAGCAGGGCATATGAGTCAGTATAAGGAGAGAGATAAAATGTTAAGTGAGATAAGAAGAATTACTGGTATGCACCCTAAATTATATGCAACATATAATCATCAAGGATTCATAAACAATAATGTTATTGATCCTAAGTGGCCACCATCATGATTGTTGTAACTTGTATTACAAATGGGTATGATGATATACCTGATAATCATTACTATGATCCTGATGTTCAATACATCTGCTACACTGATGGAACTATTACTCATAAGGGAGCATGGGAATTTAGAGAAATTCCAATAGAACATAAGTGCCCACTACGTCGTGCTCTGTACCCAAAAATAAGAATAGATAAACTTTTTCCTATTGGAACTGATGTAGTATGGATTGATGGTTGTTATGTGATGACAAAGGAATGGGTGGAGAGATCTAAAGGGATGTTTCCTCGCACCTTTATGAGACATCCGAAAAGATTTACATACTATGAGGAAATTATTGAGGGTTATATAGGTGCATTCAATAGTGCAAAGGATGTTATAAAGATAACTCAAACAGCAAAGGACATGGGATATAAATTCAAGCATTATTCTAGTCCTGTATGTGCATGTATATGGCAGACCGTAGTTGACTCACCTTTTTATGAAATGTGGTGGGAGTTCTCTCAGATTTCTACACGTTGTGACATGATAGGTTTTGATTTAGCAAAACAATTGTCTGATCTTAATTGGAATGTAGTTGAGGATTGGATGAGTGTGGGTGTAGACTTTACTAATAAAAAAGATAGAAATAAATTACACCCACAAGAGGGTGACATGGATCAATGGAAGAAAAGACATGATATCTTACATGAATTATATAAAATTACTAAATTATATCCAAAATTCTATTATCATTACTGGGATAGGGAAGATAAATTAATGGAATGGGTTGATAAATATATAAGTTTTTCTTATAATAATGATTAGAAATGATAATCGTTATTTAGGTATATGTACTCATGTGTTGACATAATTGTTACGATATACTAAGATAAATAACTACACACACTGCTCTCAACCGAGACCTTTATAGGCAGTATAATACTTCGTCTCTTTATCCTGTAGCGAGGGGTTGCAGGAAATAAATATCGCTTCTACCCTTGAAGCCCTATTTAAACGTCTTATTACAATGACAACCTCAAATATTACACGCAGACAAAATGGTATCCTAAAGGGATGGCCTGAGTTCTGTGAGTGGGTAACAAGCACAAACAACAGAATCTATGTTGGTTGGTTTGGAACTCTTATGATTCCATGTTTGCTCGCAGCAGCAGCATGCTTCATCGTTGCTTTCATAGCAGCACCTCCAGTCGATATCGACGGAATCAGAGAACCTGTAGCAGGTTCATTCATGTATGGTAACAACATCATCTCTGGTGCAGTTGTTCCATCATCTAATGCTATTGGTCTACACTTCTACCCAATTTGGGAAGCAGCAACAGTAGATGAATGGTTATACAATGGCGGTCCTTACCAGTTGGTAATCTTCCACTTCCTAATCGGAATCTCTGCTTACATGGGCAGACAGTGGGAACTATCATACAGATTAGGAATGAGACCATGGATCTGTGTAGCATATTCTGCTCCAGTGTCAGCAGCATTCGCTGTATTCTTAGTGTACCCTTTCGGTCAGGGATCTTTCTCAGACGGTATGCCTTTAGGTATCTCAGGTACATTTAACTTCATGTTTGTGTTCCAAGCAGAACATAACATCCTTATGCACCCATTCCACATGGCAGGTGTAGCAGGTATGTTTGGGGGATCACTCTTTAGTGCAATGCACGGTTCTTTAGTTACATCATCTCTAATCAGAGAAACTACAGAAGTTGAGTCTCAAAACTACGGTTATAAATTTGGACAAGAAGAAGAAACATACAACATCGTGGCAGCACACGGTTACTTTGGTAGACTTATCTTCCAGTATGCTTCATTCAACAACTCAAGAAGTTTACACTTCTTCCTTGCTGTATTCCCAGTTGTATGTGTATGGTTGACCTCTATGGGTATCTGTACAATGGCATTCAACCTAAACGGATTCAACTTCAACCAGTCTGTCGTAGACGCTGGTGGTAAGATTGTACCAACATGGGGCGATGTTCTAAACAGAGCAAACTTAGGAATGGAAGTAATGCATGAAAGAAATGCACACAACTTCCCATTAGACCTTGCAGCAGCAGAGTCTACAACAGTTGCACTAACAGCACCTGCAATCGGTTAGTATAGAATAACTGATATCAAATCAAGGGGTCTTCGTGACCCCTTTTTCATAGGAGAAATTAATGGTAGCATCTACCTTACAAGCACCCACAAGGGGTTGGTTTGATGTTCTTGATGACTGGTTGAAGAGAGATCGTTTCGTATTCATCGGATGGTCTGGTCTTCTACTTCTACCTTGTGCTTACCTTGCTATCGGAGGTTGGTTCGTTGGAACTACTTTCGTTACCTCATGGTACACACACGGTATCGCATCCTCTTACTTAGAGGGAGCAAACTTCTTAACAGCAGCAGTCTCCACACCTGGTGATGCAATGGGTCATAGTCTCATGTTCCTTTGGGGACCTGAAGCACAAGGTTCATTCGTTCGTTGGGTTCAACTTGGTGGACTCTGGAACTTTGTAGCATTGCACGGAGTCTTCGGACTCATAGGTTTTATGTTAAGACAGTTTGAGATAGCAGGTCTTGTTGGGATACGTCCTTACAATGCTTTAGCATTCTCAGCAGTTATAGCAGTCTTCACTAGCATCTTTCTGATCTACCCATTAGGGCAGCACAGTTGGTTCTTCGCACCTTCATTTGGTGTCGCAGCAATCTTTCGTTACATCCTTTTCATACAAGGATTCCACAACATAACTCTAAATCCATTTCACATGATGGGTGTAGCAGGTATATTAGGTGGAGCATTACTATGTGCCATTCACGGTGCAACAGTACAGAACACTTTGTATGAAGACACCTCTGTTTATTCAGAAGGCAAGGTTCAAAGCACAACATTCAGAGCATTTGATCCTACACAGGAAGAAGAAACTTATAGTATGATTACAGCAAACAGATTCTGGTCACAGATATTTGGTGTTGCTTTCTCAAACAAAAGATTCTTACACTTCCTAATGTTGTTCGTACCTGTCATGGGTATGTGGACATCATCAATAGGTATTGTAGGTCTAGCACTTAACCTCAGAGCATATGATTTTGTATCTCAAGAGATAAGAGCAGCAGAAGACCCAGAGTTCGAGACTTTCTACACGAAGAATATTCTTCTCAATGAAGGTATGAGAGCATGGATGTCATCAGTTGACCAACCACATGAGAACTTTGTGTTCCCAGAGGAAGTATTACCAAGAGGTAATGCATTATAGGTTGACCTCATCTATAATCAATATATAATGGGAGAGGAATCTCCCTTTTTTTATGTAAAATATGCAACACTCCGTATATCAACACTGGGATCCTCTTAAAGTCTGTGCAGTCGGAAGATCCTTCCCTCCAGAATTCTATAGTCGAATCAAAAACTCAAAGGTTCGTAGTGCAATGGAGAAGGTTGCAATTGAAACTGAAGAGGATTATCAAAAGATAATATCTAAATTAGAAGAGTTTAATGTAGAAGTTATAAGAACAGACATCTCCGATAATGTTGATGATTATTGTAATAAAGATGGTGTGGTGGTAGAACCACCTCCTATGTGCCCAAGAGATTTTACTGCTATGGTAGGGGATACTTTTTACATGCCTGGTAAATCCTATGCTCAAAATTTTAACGTTGATGAAATATTTGAGGATCTATTGTGGAAACTGAGTCAAAAAAAGTTAAGTAACATAAGAGATTCTCTTGCATGCAAACTCGCTCAAAAAATAGAAGACATACTAAACCCAAATAACAGTGCATCACCTACAGCATCTCTTTTGAAATTTCAATCAAGAGTTACAAGTAATAAAAGATTCAAATATAATGGGAAGGAGGTGGAATTTTATTTACTAAAAGAAATCATAGATTTTTCTTCCGTGAAGCAGATGATTGTACAGGCACAGTGCCAAACAATAGGATCCAATGTAAAATTTCCTAATAATAAAAGAGTCAACGGATTGAAAACAATTGAAACATGGTTGAATAAAAATAATGTTCCAATAGTTTACGATGAGTATATAAATTCTGCAACAATGACCAGAGTAGGAAAGGATTTATATTTTGGTAATGTTAATATGATTGATGGATTGTCCAAAGATAATATGAAACAGAAGTGGCAAAAATTATTTCCTGATTACAGAATACATCTCATGGATGTAGGGGGTCATGCTGATGGTCTCTTCTGTCCAGTTATACCAGGACTTATTTTTACAATATGTAATCCAAAGAAATATAAAAATTCATTTCCTGATTGGGATGTAATTCATCTTCCAGATGAGAGTTACAAGAAGGTTGAAGGATTCCTAAAAATGAAAGATAAATGTCAAGGTAAATGGTGGATACCAGGTGAAGAAGATAATGATGACCTTGTGGACTATGTTGAAACATGGTTGGGTGATTGGGTTACCTATGTTGAGGAGTCTGTATTTGATGTCAACATGCTTGTTATTGATGAGAAGAATGTAATGTGTAATGGATATAATAAAAAAGTTTATGATGCTTTTGATAGGTATGGTATAACTCCACACGTTGTCAACTTTCGACACAGATGGTTTTGGGATGGTGGACTTCACTGTAATACCAGTGACATCAGTAGAATAGGTCAGATGAATGATTATTTTCCTGATAGGGACTAGGCATTTCTTTCGGCTAAGGAAATGTTATGATTTCATAACATACTCTCTAAATAAATCAGAAGTACGGAGGATCATGCATCACAATCTAGTTTCATTTAATGAACTGGCAGGTTCATATAAAGACCCACATGATGATAGACTATTATCAGAGTACTACGAGTGTTTGATAGAATGTAATGATGATCAGCATACATGCAAAAGAATATGCAAAGAGGTCTTGATGTAAGTATAAATACTTGCATGCAAGATAGTAAAGCAGCAAAAAAGTTAATAAAAAGAGCAAAAAAACATCCTAAATTATACTCGACATCTGAAATAGTTTATGCTAAGATGATTAGGAAAAGTATAAAACAGGATGAAACCAAGGCAAAAGAAAAGTAGAACTTACTACTATTTCTGGGGTGCAGCAACCGTTGCTGTGTTCGCTGGACAGATCTATGTTGGAACTGGGTTCAGACGTATGGCAGTGACCTTACAGAGGATCCTAGACGCTCCTCTGATGATTGAAGTTCCAGATCTATTCCCACCTGATAGATTTTATCAGCAGGGTGAGTATCCAGATGGTATGGTTCTTCACTAATGAATATATGGACAGAGAAATTTGTCTTACCACAACCTACCATTGATAAATGGAAGGAAAGATATTCTGATGATTATTTCCTTACTGTAAAGGAGGATAAGAAACTTGGTGCACATTACACTGGGTATCATCGTAATAGTGAGTTTTTAGATAAAGAATTATTATCTACCTATGTTCCCATACTTAAAAATGTTCTAAAGAAATTTGGTTTGAATGGTATGTTCTCATACTCTAGTATATGGGGACAATATTACAAAAAAGAAATGGAAGCAGTGGTTACACCACATCATCATTTTACTGAACTCAAACAGATAATATCATGGATACATTTTCTAGATGTCCCTGATCAGAAGTGCTTTTACTTTTTGGTAGGGGATGAAAAGATATATCCTGAGACTCAGAAACCATTCGACCTCATGTTTTACCCATCTTATGCAATTCATGGAGTTGATAAATTAAAACATGCCAATGATCGACTTGTAATCGTCGGTAACATAACTAAACTACTATGAACCAAGCAGTCCTATACTCAAAAGACAATTGCCAGTGGTGCGATAGAGTCAAACAACTCTTTGCAGCAGTTGATATAGATTACATAGAGTATAAGTTTGAAAGAGACTTTGATAAGAAAGGTTTCTATGAGGAATTTGGTGAGGGTGCTACCTTCCCACAAGTACAAATCAATTCTAAACACATAGGTGGATGCAAGGACACACTACATTATCTACAGAAACAAAAGATGATCTGAACTCTATCAACAAGGGTGCAGAACTAATGATGAGTATGAAACGTCCAGTTTCTAACTCACCTAAATTAAAAAAAAGGAGTAAAATGGAACAGATAGTTCTTGTTCTCAGTGTTACAGTAGGAATACTGACACTTGGGTTAGGTCTCGTAATCGGGTACCTAGTTCGCTCCTATATACAAGACACCACTCCACAGTACTCTCATCCTGAGATGTACGATGAGAATGGAAACCCTCTACCAGACGAACTGATAGCATTCAGATTTGATCCTGATAGATTATACAATGATGATGACGACGACTAATTATGGCTAAATTACCAAACAACCCTTTGGTTTCTGAATTATTCAAAGCAGTTCATGGTAAGAAGACTGCTCCACAAAAAGTTGCTCTACTCAAAGAGCACAAACGTGATGATGTAAAAGCATTATTCATTTGGAATTTTGATAAGGGTATTGAGAGTGCAGTTCCAGAAGGAGATGTACCATATAAAAAGAATGACTCACCAGCAGGTACTGCAGGTCATACAAGACTTGTACATGAATGGAGAACTCTTTACAACTTTGTGAAGGGTGGTAACAATAGTATCTCCAACATGAGAAGAGAAACATTACTTATTCAGTTGCTCGAATCATTGCAAGAAGATGAAGCAGAAATAGTATGCCTTGTAAAAGATAAAGAACTTCAGAGCAAGTATAGAATTACTAGATCTGTAGTAGAACAAGCATACCCTGAGATTGTTTGGAGAGATAAGTAGTGAAACCATATGACGATTCTAATTGGCGAGAGGAGTACAAAGCATACACCAGTAACAAGATGGAACTTGACCTGTTAGAGAACGGTCCTAAAAGTTTGTCTCAATCATGGCATCTTGGTGCACTCTATAGTAATTGGAAAAAGGCAAAAGGATATAATAAACTAGATCCAAAGGAAAATGAAGGTCAACTTCAATCATCTTTCGGAGATTTTGAAAAAAGTATCAAACGATACAATAAAGGTTGACTATATAATATAACTGTGTTAATATTAACACAACGTTCATCCCATTAGGGACGCAAGTAAGTCAGACACGGAACGGGTACGTTCATCCCTTCGGGGACGCAAATGTTGACTGAAGGAACGGTATTAAAAACACCTACTACTTTGGAGAAAACAAATGACAAAGGTCACTTACAGAGGCGTTGAGTACAACGCTGAAGAGTACAACGCTAAAGTGCTTGCAGAAGCAGCAAAGCGTAATAGACACGATCTAATGTATCGTGGAATCAAGGTCAGCAGCAAGGCATCACCTTGTAGTTAAATAAAACTTGACAACAAATAAAATTCCTGTTATACTTTTTGTATAACAGGAATTTCTTATTATGACTGACCCTATAAATGAGGCATTACGTGATAAAACAATATACACGTTTGATGTACAAGCAAGACTTGATCAACTGAATAGAGACAATCCTATTTGGGCACAACTTGACCCTGAAGGTATAGGAGTATCCATTGCAGACGGACATGAAATGAAGTACAGACCATGGGATTACTATATCCAAGGAACTTACCTTCAAAATAGAGGAAAACTCAGATCTAAATCAAAAGCAGATAGACAAAAATTAGCAAAGAGTTTTGAAGCATATGGTGTTGACCCAACTCTAGAACCAATATACTACAATGCACGTACAAAAGAAAGAACTGATGGTGAAGGTAGACATTCTACATGTTGGGGTCAAACAAAAGAGATAGATGGTATTGATGGGATGCATTCGGTAGGTTTAAATTTTCCTACAAATGATACCATAGGCGACATTATAGAAAATGAATTTGCTCTTATTGTCAACAATACTATTGTCAAGGAAAACAAAGATAACTCACCAGAAGATATTGAGAATACTTACAATCGTACACTCATTGAGTATAAAAAACTTGAGGATTTTGAAGTAACAGGTGAATGGATTGCTGATACAATCACAAGATACGCTAAAAATTCATCCATCACACCAAACGCTATCACAAACTTAATAAATGAAAAAATTCATGAAGAGACTCAAAAGACAGGGAAGGGTGCAAAATCTTGGGTAAATCAAAAAAATACACATAAATGGTGGAAAGAAGTAATATCAGAGAAACAAAATGGAGTAGAGGTAGACCCTTTGTACGATGTATTACATGACAATAGTTCTATCGTCCTATGTTTTGTGTCTGAATATACTTTATGTGCAAATAGAAATTATATTGAGGATAGAATCATGGAAGCATGGGAAGGAAATAAAACCATGTCTATTATCATGACGGTAGATCCACCTAGTTATGGATACGATAGGGAAGACGTTGAAAAAAGGAGACAAAGAATATTTGATTTTTTTGATAAGACTATAGAACCATACATAAGGTTTGTGAATCCTGGTAAAAATATATGCACTTTACCTTACAATAGAAAAGATGCAATACATGTAGCAATGCCTCAAGATCAAACCGATGAAAGAGAGGGAGCACATGACCTTATTGAAGTGAAAAGAGATTGGACTCATACTCGTCACAGAGATCATAGAAAAGAATTTGGTTTCTAATGGATCAGGGAAAACTAAAAGTTATAATTTCTGACCTTGAGATGCTGCTCTCAGCACTCAAGGCAGAAGTTTATTCCGACACGGAGTCTTATAGATACAACGACATAGACCCAGTTGAACTGGGATATGATGAAGAGTTCGAGGGAACATGAACGTTAAACTTGTCAGTATCACACCCGATGCTGAAAAAACTATGGCATACATTGCCAGAGTTTCTAATCCAAACAACCAAGAGAACGAAAAGTATGCAGGTCTCTTGAAGTATTGTATTGTACACAATCATTGGTCTGTTTTTGAACAGGCAACCATGACATTGGAGATAGAAACCACTCGTGCTATAGCAGCACAGATACTAAGACACAGATCATTCACATTCCAAGAGTTCAGTCAGAGATATGCTGATGCGAAACTTCTTGAAACAATTGAACTGCCAGAATTGAGAAGACAAGACAGTAAGAATAGACAGAATAGTATTGACGATCTAGATCCGAAGGTTGTTGATACATTGAATAGGCAAATGAATACATTATTCAGTAGTGCATTTGCATTATATAATCAAATGCTAGAGGATGGTGTGGCAAAAGAGTGTGCTAGAATGGTTCTACCATTATGTACACCTACAAAGATTTATATGACTGGATCATGCAGGTCATGGATACATTACATCAATCTTAGGTCAGCACATGGCACACAGAAGGAGCATATGGAGATAGCAAAGAAATGTGCATGTATTTTTGCAGGTCAATTCCCTGCAGTGAGTGAGGCATTGGAATGGGAACACTCTACTTAGGTCCTACACATGATCTTAGTAAGATACAGGGAACAGATACAAACTATGATCAGATAGCACACTTCTTAGCATCAAGAAAAACTGTAGCAATATTTCAAGGTAGGTCAGAGGCAGGTCCTAGAGCATTAGGTAACAGATCTATACTATATGACCCACGAGATCCTAATGGAAAGGATGTAGTTAATAAAATAAAAAAAAGAGAATCATTCAGACCTTTCGCTGCTACTATCTTACAAAGAGAAGCATCATCATGGTTTGATATGGCAGGTATGTATGAGTCACCTCATATGATGTACGCTGTAGATAGTTTACCAGATGTAAGAGATGTCATACCTGCTGTGCTACATGTGGATCACACATGTAGAATACAAACTGTTACTTCAAGTCAAAACTTTCATTTCTTTTATCTTATTACTGCCTTTTATAATATAACTGAGGTGCCAATGGTATTCAATACATCATTTAATATGGCAGGTGATCCACTTGTAGAGTCACCAAGAGAAGCTATAGATACTTTTATGAAGAGTGAACTAGACTATCTTTATTTCCCAGAGGTGCAGAAGGTAATTTCAAAATGACTTTTTATTTACCATATATCGGGAAAAAAAACTCGGCAAAATTTTTGACCTGTAGGTTTTTATGAGAATACTTGGAGTGAATTTGGCAGAACATGGTTCTATATGTTTGCTCAATGATGGGCAGATAGAACTATATCATGAAGCAGAGAGAGTAACTAGAAAAAAATATGATTTTAGAGTAGAAGATCTCATCACTGAGGATTTGAAACCTGATGCAATATCGGTGGTGGATTGTGATTATCTTTTTGCGAGAGAAGGATGTGACAAGATGATGTTTACAGCAAAAGCAAATGCAAAGATTAAAAGATTATTTCCTGATGTACCAATTCATGATTACATGAAGAAACATCATCTATGTCATGCTGCATGTGGATATTATAGATCAGATTTCCTAGAAGCAGCAGTGGTGGTAGTAGATGGTGTGGGATCTAATGGAGAATGTGAGAGTATATTCCATGTAAGTCACAATGAATTCAATTGTGTTCAGAAAAGAATTACAAGAAAAGAGAGTGTAGGATTTGGTAAGTTATTTGAGATCACTGCTACATCAATGGGATGGGATCATAGAGAAGCAGGTAAGGTAATGGGTCACGCTGCACTTGGTGAGGGTGATACTCATGAGTGTCAGAAACTATGGGAGGCAAGACTTCATGTGTTGGTAGAGGATGCCATCAGAGAAACAGGATGTGATTGTATAGTACTATCAGGTGGTTGTATGTTGAATTGTGTTGCCAACTATAAGTTACGTAAAAGTTTACCAAGATCTGTAAAACTATATACTGAACCCATCGCTCATGATGGTGGCACATCAATAGGAGCAGCATACCTAGTACACTATGGCACCAAGACTGGGAATACTTGATGTAAGTTCTGCTATCGGTTGCAATCTTAGTTGTAAAGGTTGTAATCATTTTAGTAATTATTTCTCAGCAGGTAGTAAATTAGATACAGATTCTTTATTAGAAGATATAAAGGTTATCTTACCAAGACTCGACGTAGAAAGAGTAAGTGTCATTGGTGGAGAACCATTACTCAATCCAAGGTGTGAAGAGATACTGAAAACATGCATAGAGTATGCACCCCATCAAGTATGGATGTATACAAATGGTGAACTGATCATGGAGAATCAGTGGATAAGAGATTATCTTGATGATCCAAAAGTATTTTTGAGAATTAGTTTACATCTACCAGAGTCTACAGAAAGAGGAAGGAAGATAATAGAAAATGTCAAGCAGTTTGATCACCCTAAGTTAATGATTACTGAACATCACACTGGTATTGATAGATGGTTTGATTCTATAAAGAAAAGGGGTGACAAAGTTCATCCATTTAATCAGGGTGATCCAGAAAAAAGTTTTAAGTGGTGTAGTTGTTCTAATGCTCAATTATATAATGGAAAGTTGTGGAAATGTCCGAACACTGCATTTCTAAGAGAGATGTTGTATGTTATGGAGCAGAGTGAGGATCCAGAGTGGGATCCATATCTTGTAGATGGTTTGCCTGTCAACTGTTCGGATGAAGATCTGGAAAAATTCTGTGACAATTCGACAAAAGCAGAGTCAGTTTGTAACATGTGCACTCACAAACCATTACATTTTAGTGCAGCACAGCAGCAAAAAACCAAAAGAAAGGTTATAATAACAAAATAAATAGATCACCGTTACTAAAATTATGCCAACATATCCATTAAAGAATTTGAAGACAGGTGAGACTAAAGAGTTGTCTATGACGATGAAAGAGTATGATGAGTGGAGAAAAGATAATCCTGACTGGGATAAAGATTGGTCGAAAGGATCTGGAGGAGTAGTTAGTGGCACAGGAGATGTGTACTCTAGAACTGACGGGGGATGGAATGAAGTCTTATCAAAGGTTGCACAAGTACCAGGTTCTAAAGTAAAACCACAGAAAAGGTTCCCATAATGGCAAGGAAAAAGAAATTATCTACCAGTGTGGGTGCTGGTATGACTGGTAAACAGATGCAGAGAAAGAAACCTTTTCATTCTGACATGATGGTTCCAGTTGAACCTATAACTGAGAATCAAAAGGTAGTATTTGATTCATATAATGAGGGTAAATCTTTATTCTTATATGGTGCAGCAGGTACTGGTAAAACATTCATTACTCTCTACCTAGCGATGAAAGAAGTTCTTGATCCAGTTACACCTTATCAAAAACTATACATCGTAAGGTCTCTGGTATCTACAAGAGAGATTGGTTTCCTACCAGGTGATCATGAGGATAAATCTGACATCTATCAGATACCATACAAACATATGGTAAAGTATATGTTTGAACTGCCCACAGACAATGATTTTGATATGTTGTGGGGTAATCTAAAGACACAGGATAGTATTAAGTTCTGGTCTACCTCATTCATCAGAGGAACTACAATAGATGATGCTATTATTATTGTGGATGAGTCACAAAACTTGAACTTTCACGAATTAGATAGTATAATGACAAGAGTCGGTGAAAACTGTAAGATTATGTTCTGTGGTGATGTTGCCCAGACTGACCTCGTAAAAACCAACGACAAGAATGGTATCCTTGATTTTCAAAAGATCATTGCTAGAATGCCTGAGTTTGATTTGGTTGAGTTTGGTGTGGATGATATTGTAAGATCAGGTATAGTCAAAAGTTATCTTATTAGTAAAATTGAATTAGGTATGTAATGTTTGATCATGTAGAGTGTGAACTTCCTGCCTTGAGTAGGAAAACTATTGATGGTGTGAGGTATTACAATGTAAATGACAGACCGATGGTATCCATTACCTCGGTCACTTCTCATTTTAATAAACATATCTTTGTTGATTGGAGAAAAAGAATAGGAGAAACTGAAGCAAATAGAATTACAAAACGTGCTACCTCTAGGGGAACTGCCACACATGAGTTAATCGAAAGTCATCTACTGAATAAGGATGTTGAGTTTGATAAACCAGGTCCTAAGATGTTGTTCACTCAAGCGAAAAAAACTTTAGGAAATATAAATAATATCTACGCTCTAGAGAAGAGTCTCTATTCAACAGAACTTGGTGTCGCAGGTACTGTTGATTGCATTGCAGAATATAATGGCGAACTGTCGATAATAGATTTCAAAACTGCTGCTAAACCCAAGAGAAGGGATTGGATTGAAAATTATTTTGTCCAAGCAGCAGCATATGCTTGTATGTTTTATGAACTTACAGGAATACCTGTGAAGAAACTTGTCATTCTTATGACATGTGAGAACGGAGAGGTGACAGTCTACGAAGAGTATGATAAACTAAAGTATATGAGACTTCTTGTAAAGTACATAGAAAAATTTGTGGAGGACAAACTTAGTGCCATCTGAATCCAAACAAGCGAGAAGAGAACTCTTGAAAAAGAATTTTCTTTGTCAAGATAAATTCTCCAATGACATTGAGATGTTAGTCAAGCATAACAATGAAATGGATTACATAGAGGCAATCTGCCACTATTGTGACGAGAATAATATTGAGATAGAAAACGTATCTAAATTGATATCAAAACCATTGAAAGAAAAGTTGAAGTGTAATGCAACTGAATTAAACTATCTAAAGAAAACATCACTCGCCCGATTTGCTATTTGAATTATGCATCTTGTCATGACTCCCTTTGATACGTACAAACAATACTTAGCATACAAAAATCATTTTACCAAAGAAAAATATGATTACCATAGGTACGGTGGTAAATCAAGAGCAAAGGTAGAATCATTTTACAAAAGAAAAGATAGATATTGGTTTGAAAAAACATCAAGAAAGTATAACGATGAAGAGGTCTGTGATTTCTTTCTCGCTAATTTTGTAGCGACTGATAATCCACAGGGATTATGGATAGGAAATATTATAAGATCAGGAGAGACAGTATATAAAGACTGGCAGAAGAGACAACAGAGTTTGTTCTATGACTTCAAACAACAATCAGAGGACATGATGGATAATTATGACCTTGATACATTATTCAATCCATCAGGAGGGCATCCACCGTTGCTGAAAGAACATTTAGGTGGTAGAATATCTGTAGAACAAATGTGCATCTATGAAAAGTTATTTTCTTTTTGTAATGACTATGATAAGAAACTAAAAGATCCTGTATGGAAAACTATTTCTATGAAGATAAAGAAGTATCTTCCCTTTCTAAATATCGACAAAAGCAAATACAAAAAACACATGCTATCAGTAGTAGAGGACAAGATTAATGAGTAATTTTTTTGAGTCTCCTATCATCAAAGATGAGATGCAAGATATCATGGACATACAAAAAGAATTGTACTCTGTGATCTTAGAGTTCCCTAGAATGAGTGACGAAGCAAAGTGGGAACACATAGAAACAATCAAAGAACTTCTTGAGAAGCAAGAGATAATGTGGGCAAGAATAAAACTATCTGATGACCCAAAAGCATTGGAGATGAAGAAGCAACTTGAGAAGGGATCATCTCAATTGGGATTTGGAGATAAAGATCTTGGAACAATATTTACTAACATGAAAACCACCCTCAATCAAGTACAAAAAAACCTAAAAAGATAATGTCATTTTTGATTCATAATTTACCACCGTACTCGGTGCATGTGAGAAAAGAATTTTTATACGACCATCAGAAGGGTCATGGCGAGACAACACCTGGTACATGGATATCAGTCAAGAGTGTGCAACACAAGGCATTGTACTTTGAGACATTACTGTATGATTATGGTGCACTGTTTGATAAGTTACCTATCAGTGCTTTTGTATGGAAGACAGACTACGACCCAGACAAATTACTACCACTTGACACACTACAGATATGGGATTGTTTTGACTATAACTTGACTGTCATAGAGAAACCATTACTCAATAGGTGTGAGTTCTTTGGTAAGGATAAACAGATGCACAAGGGACAGTATTGTTTCACGATTGACAATTGTCACTCAGAATCATCTACACTCAATACAAACTACAGTCAAGACGACCCAGAGCACAAATCATTTAATTGTATAGCACTTGACAACGGACAGTTTGCTTTGCAACCTAACAATAGAATTATATGGAAAGATCAAAGTCTAATTTCTGATAATGTTATACAACCAGACTTTGAGGTTTGTTCACAGAATTACATGGTTGAAAACTCAGACAAGTGGTCTGTAGGTCACACAACTGAGTGGGCATACAAGTCAAAATGTGAAGAAGATGAAAGTACAAACAATTAAGTGGTGTAGTGCTACTATAATACCTATCGCCATGGTATTTCATGTGATGGGATGGACTCCTTGGAATAGTATTTTGCAAATGTTTGGTGCTGCTGGATGGATATATGTTGGTAGAAAAACGGGAGAACGTGCTCTTATTCTGAACTTCCTACCACAATTTTTTATTATTATACCAGGTCTCGTAATTCTTTCAATGAGATGAAAATTAATCACCACTATAAACCATGGCATCATTTACAGGTAGATGATTTTTTATCTGCCGATAGGTTTGAGGAGATAAAAAAACTTGCCATGGTTGAGTACGCTGAGTATGAAAAGGTTGGTGTCAACTCCGTGTATACAGAGCACAAAACAAAAGAGTATACATCGAGGAGTAAGTATACAAAATTTTTAACAGAAGATATCATACCAGAGACAAATCAGTTCTTCAAGATGTTACCAGAACATAGAGGTTACAGAGGAGATCTTAAGAAGTTAATTCATTGGGCAATCACTCCAGAAAATTACAATTATCCTACACACATTGATAATGCGTCAAGGATAAACACATGTACTTATTACATTTGGCCTGAACATGAGACTGGAACCATTCTATGTAAGAATCCTAGTAGGAATGATGATGGAGATCACATCAAGGCAGATAAAGAAAGTGATTTTGAAATAGAAGTTGAATGGAAACCTAATAAACTTTTTGTGCATAATAGTGTACCAAATAAGACATGGCACAGGTATTCTAGTAAATGTGATAGAGTAGTGCTATCAGTGTTTCTTGTACAACCTGATCTAATTAAGAAGAACAGGAATCACCATCAATATCTTTTAGACTTATGAAAATTTATTTTGATGGAACATCGTGGACTGCAGGGGACTGTTTAGAAAATCCTTCTGATAGTAGGTTTAGTAAACTAATATGTGATTATTTTGGTGCAGAAGAATATAATATTGCTAAGAGTGGTGGTTGCAATAGAGCGATTGCAAGAAATATTTTGAAGCATGATCTGGATAATTATGATATTGTAGTTATTCAAATGGTGAATCACAACCGAACGGAATGGTTTGATGAGGATAAAAAAAAATTTAGACAAGTAAAGACTGCATTACCATCATCATTCCCAAAAGAATTGAGAGAATATTGGACAACATATTACGAAAAAATATACCATAAAAAATATGGTATAACTGACGAAAAAATTTACTATAATTTACTGAGAGAAATATTACGAGATAAAAAACATACGATTGTTACTTGTGCTAGAGAATCATTCGTGCCTTTTGACATGGACATATCTCTCGATCTTTATGACAATAAAAAAAGACATGCCATTCATAAACAATGGGGAGATAGACCACCCTATCCAAGACTAAAAAATTACTTAACAACTGGCAATCATCCTAATGAATTGGGTCATAAGATTATTGCTCAAATGCTAACAAATTACCTTGACAAAACCTAAATAGTTGTTTATAATAACCTTTGTATATGCAAGGGATCAATCCCGTAATCTACTCAATCCGAAGAATCCAACGAATCAAATTTATGTCATTCTCGAATCTAAAAAAACAATCTAAACTAGGCAGTCTTACTTCCAAACTGACTAACGAAATAGAAAAAATGAGCAAAGGCACCAAAGGTGGTGCAGACGAAAGACTATGGAAGTTAGAGGTCGATAAAGCAGGTAATGGTTATGCTGTTATCAGATTTCTACCTGCCCCAGACAAAGAAGAACTACCTTGGGCAAAACTCTACTCTCATGCCTTCCAAGGACCTGGTGGTTGGTATATAGAGAACAGTCTTACTACTCTTGGTGGTAAAGACCCAGTATCTGAGTACAACAGACTACTATGGAACAGTGGCATCGATGCAGACAAAGAACTTGCACGTAAGCAGAAGAGAAAACTATCTTACACTGCAAACATCTATGTTGTAAAAGATCCTACCAACCCACACAACGAAGGTAAGGTATTCTTATACAAGTTTGGTAAGAAAATCTTTGACAAACTTACTGCAGCGATGCAACCTGAGTTTGAAGACGAAGAAGCAATCGATCCATTCGATTTCTGGAAAGGTGCTAACTTCAAGTTAAAAGCAAAGAATGTAGCAGGTTACAGAAACTATGATAGTTCTGAGTTTGCTGCTGTCAGTCCTCTACTTGAAGATGACGATGCTATGGAAGCAATATGGAACAAGCAGTACTCACTTGTTGAGTTCACTAATCCAGATCAGTTCAAATCATACACCGAACTACAAACACGTTTGGATGCTGTATTGAACAACAAACAGACTCGTGTGGCACCAGAAGTTAGACAAGAAGAGGAGACTGTTGCACCAGTTTCACTTGAATCAGTCACTACTCCTGTGGCAGCAGGGTCAGGTGCAGGTATGGGTGATGACGATGCACTATCATACTTTCAAAAGTTAGCAAACGAGTAAAACCAAATTCAACTTTTGAATTACAGAAATGGCGGAAAAAAACTCCGCCATTTTTTTGCCCCTTAAGTTTTTTATGAACATAAAGATAATAAAAACAGGTATTGACCCAAAACCCTTTTTAGACCAAATTACCGAAAATGACTGGAATTGGGTTTCTAGGCAAAAGGGGTTAGGTGGCGATACTAACCCATATGGGTTTCTACCACTTATTATGGCAAAAGTCAAAAGAGGTGAAGATCCACATGATGTGGATAGACAGGGTAGAACAGCATTATATCAAAACTACACATCTGTGCAAAAATTTTGGGAAGAGTGGAATATATCAGAAACAGGCAGAGCTGCATTCTTCAGACTCAAACCTGGCAACAAAGTTAATTCACATATTGATAGGGGTTTATATTACCAAGACAAAGACAGATATCATTTATCTTTAGCTGGGACTTATGAGTATACAGTGGGTGAAGAGAAAATGATAGTAGAACCTGGCACATTTTTCTGGTTCTATAATAAAATACCTCACTCAGCGATAAACGTGGGCGAGGTAGATAGAGTTTCTTTAGTTTTTGACGTTCCTCACAATAAAAGGAACCCACATCATTTATCTGGGTGACAGTATTCTTAGATTATCTCCTTTCTTGAGTCTCTTATTGATAAATTGAGAAGAATCAGTATAAGTCATAATTTCTTTCATATCTTCCATAATAACTTGTAGGTATTCTCTTCTCAGAGTGAATATCACACGTTTTGCATCATTTTTCTTTATCTCATAATCATAGTGAGATACTGATGTTAATATATTAGAACCAGATTTAGAATAATTGAATCCATCTTGAGAATAAGTGAAAACAAAATCAGAATCAACAATTTGACCACTTTCAAGTAATATTTTATTGTCATTATCTCTTATTTGCTTAGTTTCATAATATTTTATAGATGCCAGTCTTTCTGATGTATATTTGTTGTTCAAATATACATTGAATTCACGGGACTCCATTGGCCACTCATCTCGTACACTTATAATATTATTTGATAATAATACCACCCAATCTAATTCTGCATCATCATATAGTTCTTCTGCAACATTATCTGGTCTATCATTGCCTTGAATACTATACTGTGAGAAGGCAGTAGCATTTTCAAAGAAGTCATCTCTTATCTTACCTCTTTTGAAGATGTTTTTAGCAGTGACAAAATCATTGCTAGATGTCCTATCATTATGATATGAAGGGACTAATATATTTGGGAATTGATCAAAGTATGCCATTAGTATCCTATGTCGTTGTCTGCTTGTACGGTTGTGTCTGCTAAGACTTCTTGATTAGGCATAGGACCTTCTTCTGAGATAGTCCTCTGTAAATCAAAGATAGATGATCTAGATGAAGTCATATCATAATCATCATGGAAGATTGGTGTCAATTCAGTAAATCCAAGGGTCATTTGTGATCTAACTGGTTGAGATATAACGGAAGGGTCATCATATGCCTGATATGTGCCATCAGGAGTAAAGTTTATTTGACATGTAGTCAAAGCACACATTTTAAATGAGTTCAATGACCTTATCTTATGTGCTCCATTCATAAATGCCAATCTGAATACATTTGGTGACATTAGAAATAAATCACTGCTTGCTGCTCTACTTGGTAACATACCTTGCTTGAAGAATCTCATAATTCTCCTTGTTACAGCAGCATCTTCTATATTCTGTGGTGCAAATTGGAAAGAGAATTGAAATGATCTGAGTTTGGGACCTGCAAACAATAATTCTAGATTTGGGTTTATTGCCTTTCCTGTTGCTCTAGTTATAAACTGATTTGGATCAGTGTTTATATTGATTGCTGCTAATGCTGCTCTAGATGCTGCACTTGCTAATAATGTATTGGCATCAGGTGCTCCTCCTCCAAGTAGTGTCCCTCCAAGATTTGCTGCCTCACCAGCAGCACTTTTAAGTAAACCTTGTATACCAATCTTACCTTCCATCGCACCTCTTATACCCTTAAAAGCACCAAGGAATGATGCTGCTTCAAACGCATTTGCTCTTCCTTCACCCCAAGATACACCATTAGCAGTACTCAACTGATTAGGGATAGGCATTTTTACAGTTCCTAGATATTTTTTGATATTAGTATTTCTTTGCAATCCTTGAGTCACTGTATTACTAAAACTTGGTGCAGTATCACCTATATTCAAGTTACCACTATCATCAGAAAGATAATCTGCTTGAGGTGCCTTATATTGGAACATATCAATTTTCATATGATCCTGAGTAGGTGCTCCTCCTCTATCAGTGTAATGAGCATTATATGGATATGAGTAAACTCCTACAAATTTCTTTTCTTTTTCTTTGAAAACAGCATTTGATGTAGTATTCCCACCATCTTCTCCACCTTCTCCACTCTCTGCATCAACTGGTTTTATTTCAACAACAGCAGGTATTTCGACATTATATGGAAAATCACCATTTCCCATTTCATACATACCTGAATTTCTCAGTGCTGATTCATGATTATTACCATTACCTGAATTCTCTGCCTTACTACTTATAAACGAGATCTCATTAATATATGCTGTTTGTCTTGTACTATTATCATCATTTGCTATTGCTTTACCCAATTCACTATTAGGACTCACATGGTCTAATTTACCATTAACTTTTGTTTTTACACTTAGAGCCTTCCCATATGTAGGACTATTCACATTAATATCTAATGTCTCATAGATTTTTTGACCATTGATATTGTAATGCATAACTTCGGTCAAAGGACCGTTAGTACCATAAGCAGAAAGTTTTATTGGTTGTTCGGACATTATTTTCTTAGATACCTATTTACAGCGTTTTGTGGAATTGAAATCTCAACACTACCAAGATCTCGCACAAAATCTTGTAGACCCATTCCTATTGCCTTATCTCTATCTGTAGCACTAAGGTCTAGAAACAAAGCATTGACATAGGACTTGAGGTATTTATTATATCCAGCTAACTTACTAAAATCTCCACCAGCGTCAATAAACTCCAATGTTCCCATTCTATCAAATGGACGAGTGTAATGAAGGTTGACACCATAAAATGCCTTTTGCTCTACAGCGACAATATAACATAACGGGTTTCTATCGTAGAAAGGAAGTGATTGGGCATATTTTGCACTGTATTGGAATAGCATCACTTTACCTGGTGATGCAGATCCCACCTCCTTTGATGTTGGAAATACATTACTAAATTCCAAGTTCTTTCTCCGTTAGTATTTGAAATTGCCATCTCCTATCCTTACAAAACTCTTCTGCTGCTTCCCATTTTGCTTGATTTTTAGCATAGTTCACAACTTCAGTCACATACCTCTTAGTTCTTCTTTTTTGTATTTTTGGTTCTTGCACCTGTTTTGCTGGTTTTATTTCTATAACCTTTTCAACGACCTTTCCTGAATTATTTTTGTACTTTAGATAAAAATCTGGGAAGTATCTATGAAAACGATTATCTAATGGAGATCTATAAGGAATAACAATTTCTTCGCTAGACCATTTGACGATATTGTTGTTGCTGTCACAATACCGCATGAATTTTAGTTCCCAAAGTGACCTATATACTATATTAGTGGGATCACCTTTATATTTCTTAGGTTTTGATGGTCTGAATTTGCCTTTATAAGACATTTTCTTGGTAAATTATACAATTATTTAGATGGCAAGATTAGCAGATGTATTAATGAGACAGAAACAGCATCTCCCAACGGAGATGTTGCATAAGACTGACTCGAAGTTTGGAAATATTGTACCTGCATTTAACAACTCATATGACGTTTATATCAACTTTAGGGGTGCTAGGGGTTTACTAGGGTTTATCAACCAGCATGGTTTTTACGATCAGAATCAAGATTCGGATATAGGAGACTACCTTAGATTATTCTGCTCAGAAGCAGTATTACCAGGTTCATCTATTCAGGCACAAGAAATACCTGGTCTTAGACAAGGTATGATGACACAGGTTGGTGTCATGAGAAAGATGACTGATTTGACTCTTACATTCTTTTCTCAAAAAGACTACTATACTAATGATGTATTCAATGCATGGTTAGAGTATATAAGTCCAACAAGAGTGGCTAATGGAACATTTGGTGCGAACACACAACAAAGAAGAAATGAAAAAGCATCATATAGAAGACTAAAATATCCAGACGAGTATAAGTGTGAGATTGAAATCACAGCTTTTAGTAATGATGTTTTTAGAGAACATCAAAGACTAGAGAAACAGCAGGTGTTTCCTGTTATTAGAACACCAAGTAGTATAACTTACTATTGTCAAAATGCTTTTCCTATAAACATAGTGGCATCACCACTAGCATATGGCACTGCACAATTGATTAAGACCACTATTGTGTTCAAGATTGATAATTTCTTTGTAGATAGAACATCGAGATCAGGAAGTGTATTAGCAATATCCGACAATCCACCTAAGAATATGAGAGATCCTGGCATTATATCAAGTCCTCAACTATTGAGTAACACCTTAATAAAACCAACAAGCGAACCACCAGAGAAAGTGTCAACCAACTCAAGAATCTTAAATGGAGATAAGTTTATGGGAACTCCTGTTGAAGACATAGGTAAGGGGTTCTATAATGCAAATATGAGCAGGGACTGACCTGCTAAATAAATCACTGAAGTAATTATTATGCCTTTACCAAAGGTCGTAGCACCAACATTTGAACTGAATCTTATATCATCTCAAAAAGCAATAAAGTATCGCCCATTCCTCGTAAAGGAGGAGAAGGCACTTCTCATTGCTATGGAAAATGGAACTGAAAAGGATATCACTGCAACTATCAAAAATGTATTGAAGGGTTGTATGATGTCAAGAGTAAAGATAGATGATTTACCATCATTTGATCTTGAATACCTGTTTTTGAATGTCAGAGGAAAATCAGTTGGGGAAACTGTTGACCTAATTGTGACATGTCAAGATGACGGAGAAACAACAGTACCAGTTACTATTGGTTTATCTGACATCAAATTGCATATACCTGATGGTCATGATGATACAATCGACATAGGTGGTGGTATTTCTATCAAGATGAAATATCCATCCATGCAACAATTCCTTGAAAATAACTTTATCACACCTCCAGAGGAAACAAACCAAAAGAGAATAGATAAGGCATTTGAGTCTGTGGCAGATTGCATAGATCAAGTTTTTACTGAGGAAGAGGCATGGTCAGCAAGTGACTGCACAAAGAAAGAATTGATTGGTTTTATCGAATCACTGAATTCTCAGCAATTTGCTAAAATTGAAAGTTTCTTTACTACTATGCCTAGACTGCAGTATAAATCTACAGTCAAAAACCCAAAAACAGATGTTGAATCTGAAGTTGTAATTGAGGGTTTATCAAATTTTTTCGCATAATGCTATATCATACAAGTCTTGACAGCTATTATGAGTCTAATTTCTCATTAATGCAGCATCATGACTGGAGTCTTACTGAAATAGAAGATATGATTCCTTTTGAACGTGAAATATATATTACTCTTCTATCTAATTACATAGAGAAGAAGAACTTAGAGGCAAAACAAGCACAGAATGCAAACTCCTGGTAGCGTTACATCAAGAACAAGCATGGTGGATTCAGCCACTGCTAGGATGAGTAGTGCAAAAACTTCATTGAATTTGGAGAAAGTCAATAAGAATTTGATTCAACTTAGAAATGAATTTAGAGCAGATATAAGAGACAGGGGAAAGTTTGAAGAGAAAAGAGCAAAATTATTAAAGAAAGAGGAGTCTTCACTTACAGGTCTTAGGGCAGCAACATTCAATCTAAGAACTATTATAGGTGCTGCTTCTGGTGCATCAGCACTAAGACAATTTTCTCAAGGTAATATTGGTGGTGGACTGCAAGATACTGGTGTAGCAGTTGCAGCGTTTATACCTGAAATTATTGATATAACATCAAAAATAGTAGTTGGTGGTCTTGCTACTAAAGGATTACTGGGTGGCGGTGTAGGTGGCGGTATGCCAAAAGGTAAGGCAGGTCTCTTGGCATTACCTTTATTAGCATTGGCACCACTCTTAATGGGAGCAGGGAGAAATAATCAGAGTAATGCACCAACAGCAGAATTTAGAAGAGAGCAAGGTGTTAGAAGAACAAGGAAGAATATTATAAGTTCTGGTGATACTGATAGATTTGGTGCACAATTAGATAGGTTCGAGAGAATACTTGATGGAATGGGAGGTGGTGAAAGAAGGAAAAAGAATGTAAATCAGGAAATATCAAACCTAGACATTGCAACAGATGATACTCCAGACTCCGACGGATTTTTTGCAGATGGTAGAGATGCAGAGGGAAGAGATAAGGAAGGTAGATTGAATATTCAAAATCAAATAGCAGATTTTTTATCACTTCTTAATCCATTCAAGGGAACAATGGATTTCTTCAAATCTGATGAAGAGCTAATGCAAGAAAGTAAAGATAACTTTCAAATTTTTGGCACTATATTCGAGGGTATAAAGAAATTATTCAGACCACAAGAAGCGAAAGCGGGAACTCTTGATGAATTTCTAAAAGATGGTGGTGTATTGCCAGGTGAAAATGAATCTAAAGTCAACTCAAAAAATGTATCTAATACCTTGAAGATGAGTAATGATGGTCAACTCGACTTCAAATCAATTTTTGGTAGCAAAAAACGTGAAGATATGGATAATACGTTGATAAACTTTTTGGGTATCATGGGGAATGAAGTTATGCCAACGACAAGAGATGATGAATTAGGATTAGTTGCCAGTAGTTTTAATAGGAAGTCTTTAAAAACTATAACTAAAAAAAATCTCGATGATGCTCCTGAGTTTAATGGACAAAATGTATTCATACCAATTATTCAAGATGAAATTCCATCTTACCAAGACGATGGTGCGATAGAAGAAACTGATTCAGGTGTCTCTGATCCTTCAGTAGATGTTGAATTTAGGGGTAGTGTAGATAAGTTTGTGAATAGATTACTACTCAATATAAACAGATGATAGACGTAAGAAAGTTAGTAAAGGTTGCAGATATTGCAGATAGGGAGTCATCTATGCTCGCTTCAACTATGAGGCGTAGTAACATAATTAATAATATAGCAAGAGCAAAATTATATAAAGAAGAAGAAAAACTACAAAGATTAAGAGAAGACACTTTTTCTGCTCTTTCTAAAGAATTAGGGGGCAAAGGTAAGAAAGGTGGACTTACTGATGTTCTGATTGGTGCATTAGGATTAGGAGGAACAGGTAAAGTAATAAGAAGATTTGGTGGTGGAGGAGGACGTGGTGGTAGTGGTAATGTTCCAAAATTACCAAAAGGTCCTTTAGGAAAGAGTCTATCAAAGTTTGGTAGAATAGGACCTCTAGCAATAGCATCAACAGGATTAGACTTCTTTGCTAGGAAACAATCAGGTCAGAGCAACCTACAGGCTGGTGGTGGTGCACTAGCAGGTTTGGGTGGATTTGCTGGAGGTGCTAAGATAGGAGCACTTTTAGGTACAGCAATATTACCTGGTGTTGGTACTGCAGTGGGTGGAGTATTGGGTGGAGCATTAGGTGGTTTGGCTGGTGGTAACTTATTTGATAGATTATATGGTCAAAATACATTGAGAGCAGGTTCGGACTTCAGGAGGATACAAGAAGAGGAAAGAACAAGACAACAAAGCACTTTATTTGGTGAAAATTTAGACAAATTTGAGATAGTTTTGAATAAGTTTGAGAAGAAAGCACCAAGATTTAGAGAGCAAGAAGAAGAAGAAAAAATTATAGCAGAGCGAATAAGAAAATCTACTGAAGGGGTACCAGTAAAAAATAGACCAAATGCTTTGATGAAAATTGTTGACACTCTATTTGATGCTGCTATTATTCTATTCCCAGCTGCTGCTGGTAAAAAAGCTGGTATAAAGAAAGTTCTGGCAAATGTTTTGAAGAGTAAAAAAGCAAGAACTGGATCTAAATTCTTACAATTCAGTAAAGATGCATCGAAGATCAAACCTGAAACTTTAACTGAAAGGATGGCAAGGGCATTCAAGAAAAACTTTGGTAGAAGTTTCAATCCACAACTTAGTAGGAAAGGTCAATTAATTAGAGAAAGTAATAAAATATTAAAGCAAGAACGGAAAAGTGAAATGCTTGCTAAAATGTTCAAATTTATAAGAATTAAACCAATAAAAACTTCTAGTAAACTTGATAAGAAAGTATCTAATAAATTTCAAGAGTTTTTGGATAAAAAAAATGTAAAAGATATGTTTAAGGGTGAGGGACAAGTTTATAGAGATACTCAAGAGATAGATGGTATCCTTCAGATAATCTCAAGAGCATTTCGACAAGGTACAATTCCAGAGAATATGAATGCAGAACAATTCAAAAAAACAGTAACTGCATTTAAAGATGTGATGAGCGACATGATGAATAGTAAAGTCATGAAAATGACTAAAACAGAACTTGATGATATATTCAGAGAGTTGAGAGTTTTGAGTCAGAAGGGGGAGGTGCCAAGAAGTTCTTCATCAGTGCCAAGAATTGAAAAATTCTTAAATAAAATATATAAGGAAGTGGGATCACCACCACCAGGCGGAATGGTCGGTGGTGTCTTTGACGGTCCTGATACAGGTTATCTTGCAGTATTACATGGTAAAGAAATAATCATACCAGAAGAAAATCCACACACTCGATCCAAGGGTGGTGGGC